GCTTGATTAACCAATAGGCATTATCAATTGATTTTGCCGCCCACTGGGTACAGGGATGATTACGAAATGCCCCCTTTTCTGTAGCGTATGGCATTCCATCTTTTTTAGCGAGAGTTCCATAATTATGATACCATTTGGACGCTACTATTGCCAATAGTTGGCAGCATTCAACAGGCATTTTATTTATGTGGCGGTCGGGAAGTACGATAGCACTTTCTGCTGGATATGGGGAAGTGGCAAATATGTTGATGGTAGGTTCCTCAATTCATTAATTTAGAATAGTATTCTACCAGCATTCGTAAGTCCTCAACAGAACCGTTATTTTTCATAACATTTGCTTTTCTTGACACAACAACAATATTTTCGGGAATATAACCTTTTGTATTATCAATTCTATCAAGAGAGGGCGCATACTCTGTTCTCTTTACAAGAGGAACTTTAAATACTGGACACAATTCTGGAATGTGAATATCATTTTGAGTGATTGTACATTCCATATCTTTTTGTTTTGCTCTTTGTCTGGCACTTCTCAACAACTGACTTTCTGGACATTTTTTAGTCCATTTTTTTTGATAATCTGGATTGTTTTTTCTCCATTCAGTCATCAGTTGTTTATAGTGTTCTTTTCTTTCAGAAACATATTTTTTAGTGTGCTCTCTTTTTTCTTTTTTCCTGTAGTTTTTTCTACAGGATTTACACATACCATCACGACCTCTGACTGAATAATACCAATCAGTTTCTATAATATCAGAAGAACATTTGCGACAGAAGAATGTTTTCATTTTATGAATATCTTTTATTTTATTTATAAAAGATATTCGCAAATATGTTCATAATAATTTATTAAAAACAATACTTTTTGACTACATATTTTACTTCATTTGGTTTATCTTCCATCCAAAATGCTTCCATTTCAATTTGCCGAATACTGGGACCAATCAATTTTACAGCAGATTCCACATCTTGCCTTCTTCTGTCAGAAAGATTCATATTAGAAGATGAGATTCCCAAGGGAGTCAAAGATTTGTTCTTACAATATTGAGCCAAATGAACTGACTCGTGTAGTAATGTTTCGTTGATATAATATTTTACATTATCTCTCGAAACAATTCTGTCGGTACAGATATTCATAGTTTTCTTTGTGGGGTCAAACCACCCATAAATATCGTGTTTTCTACAAATTGGAGCATTTTCAACTACTCGAATCTTGCGGGAAACCATTTGATAGATTTCCATAGATTGAGGAGAAAGATAAAATAAGAAATCCATTACTCAAAGGTAGAATCGGGTTCCATCGCAATCCAATAAGAAAGATTGTATTTGGTGTTTGTAAATTGAGAAAGAAGTTTTTCTGACAGAACTACATCATAAGCACCAGAAATAATCTTACTGAGATTCTCTACTTTGAAATTAAAAGTAAAGACATTATCAGTCTCTCCCACAACGATAGAATACTCATTAGAGGTATTATTCTTTTTATCACGAACCACCAGACGAATTACTCCTGCTTCACCAATCGCAGAAATATCGGGAAGTTGATAGACAGATGCTGCCTTAACAAGTCTTTCGGTAATTCCACTTTCGAGTTGAAAAGAAACATCTTTGGAAGGAAGATTGATTTGCTTTTCTGGTGGAGAGACGATTACATTTGGATCTGAATAGAAATACTTGACCCTCCGCTTTCCATCACGAATTGTAATGTAACTATCTTCAGAAAAGTCCAAATCAGGATCCTGATGAAGACTCAATCCATTCAGAAACTGATTTAGGTCATAAATCGCAAAGTCACGGGGAAAGTTTTCGGCAATTTCTGCTTCGGAAAGAATATTTTTGGCGATTGAGATTGTCCTCAATTTATTTCCTTTCTTAACCAAAATAGATTGATTAATACCAGAGAAGTTTTTGAGAATAGTAATCGTGTTTTCAGAGAGTTTCATAGTTTTGTCTTTAAGTTTCATAATCAACGGAATTCAGAGAGACCATTATCCTTACGAGAATAATGCTTATCAAAGTGAAGTAGTAGCATAGCATAGTGAATGACCTTCAGCAAATCTCGTTTGTTGCGTCCGTCCTTATTCCCATAGCGACTACCATACTTGAGAATATTTGATTGACAAAACCCGGCGGCAAGTTTTTTAGCTGCCATCAGGTCAATAGTTTGTATGTCCGCGTAATCTTCTTCATCTCCGCAGTAATGCCCGCTGTATGTGCTGCTGACATAATTTTCAACATCCTTAAGGATTTTATCTTCATTATATTTCCAAAGATGATTTTTTGGTTCGTTCATAGCAGGAGTTTTTGTCAAATCAACATATCCAGAGTGTTCGTTCATAGTCATTTTATACTCAAGTGATTGCCTTTCATTTTCGGCATTAGAGAAAGCCATAATTAAGAAAAGTCATAATTAACCTCTCTCAATTATAGCAGATTTAAGGTTGTTGGTCAAGTTGTTTCTGAATGAGTTTTTGTCGCTCGTCAAAAGAAAGATTTATCCAATAACTATGTTTTACTGCCATTTCAGCATCACTATGTTTTTTGTGACAAGTTCTACAAAGGAGACGACACTTCTCAACTTCTTTCCACCACAAGTCTAAAGAACAACCAATATTTCCAATAGTTAGGGTTTTATGTGCTGGGTCAATATGGTCAAACTCAAGATTTTCAGTTTTTCCACACCAAACACATTTTCCTCCAAGTTTTTCTTTTGCTTGTTCTTTTAATCGTTTTCTTCGGTTGTTATTATTTTTAGTGTTTTGTTCTTTTAATTTTTCTTTGTTTTTTTCATAATACTTTAAATGCCTATCATTACATTTTTCTTTATTTTTGGAATAATATTCTCTATCAGCAAGGCGTTTTGCTTCTTTTTGCTCCTCCGTCATTTTTTGACGATATTTTTTATTGTATTCTGATTTTTCTTCTTTTGTAAGTGCCATAATTACCGAAAAGTGCTATTAATATTTATACGAATAACACTTTTCAGTAAAAAAGTTTTATTAGAAAAGAACTTCGTGACCACCCTCAATAGTCAGTTCAAGTTCGGTGGGCATCTTAAAATCGGCATCTACTTTATCATACAGTTCAAGAAAAGCAGTTTTAGTTTCATCATCAAAACGATTAGTACAAACCTGAATTGCCTTTGCCTTATCGCCAAAAATAGCATAAGCACGAATGATATGAACCAAACGACGAGTGCTGATGATTTCTTCAATACCGCCATCATAGAAGGTTTTACGAATAATATCCCCCCAATCGCACAATTTCTTACAGAAATCATCAATCTCAGTCAGACCCAGAGTGGCAGCAATACCCTGAAGAATACGGATTTCCACAGAACTGGCGGGATAAGGTTGCTCGAAAGTGACCGGGAAGCGTTCCAAGAATGCCTCATTAAGCACGTTGGTGCCGATAAAGCGACCATCATCAGAACCCTTACCCTTGGTGTTTGCGGTCGCAATCACATTAAATCCGGCAGCGGGTTTGACGAAGCGACCAATCTTCTTCAGGAAGACACCTTTACCTTCCAGAACAGACTGAAGACACAGGATTTTATTGGAAGCAAGGTCAATCTCATCGAGAAGCAATACGGCACCACGCTCAAGTGCTTCGATGACTGGACCATTATGCCACGCGGTTTCACCATTCACAAGGCGAAATCCACCAATCAAATCGTCCTCATCTGTTTCGATAGTCACATTCACCCTAATCATTTCACGCTTCAGCTGAGCACACGCCTGCTCCACACTAAACGTTTTGCCATTACCCGAAAGACCCGTAATGAACGTAGGGTAAAAGAGACGGGACTGAATAATGCGTTTAATGTCAGCAAAATTACCAAACTTGACGAAGGTATCATCTTTATCAGGAATAAGGTCTTGTTGATGGTCGGGAAGAACGGCAACACTCTGAAAAGAACGCTCGATTTCTTCTACTTTATCTTGGGTGATTTCTAGGTTCCACTTACCACGACCAATCTTATGGTGAGAAAGTTTGTTGCTTACGGTTTGGTAGTTAAGACCACGAGAGGCACAAAAACCTTTGAGGTCGCCAGAAGTGATTTCTGGACCATAAAGTTCTTGAATGCTTTCAATAAGTTGCTGGTCGTTCACGGATGATTTACGAGGCATAATGTAGTTAGGTCGTTTTGTTTAACTGAAGTTATTATACGACAAAAAAGGGGGTCGTGGGACCCCCGGTGGTCAGTTTGCCAACTGGTTCTTCAGGGTTTCAAGGTGCTCCCGACTTACAATTTTCCCAGTATATCCGGGATAAAACTTTTTCACAATCGCAGAAACACCCATCGCAGTAATCGCACTATCACAAATTACACACACCTCTTTGGTGGTGTAATTTACAACGTGTTCGAGTGGAAACTTATATTTCATAGTATCAAGCGACCAAAGAAACGAACTCACCAAGAATACGCCTATTCATTTTCTTGGATTTCAGACTTTTCACAAAAGCGGTTTTAATCTGTGATTTAGAGGCATCTTCAGAAACAGAAAACTCCGTGTCCTGTGATATGGAGGTAGAAGAAATACCAAAATAAGCGTGATATCCAGAAGTCTTAAGAGTAAAACTCTTTTCTTTCTTCCAGGAGTTCATCACATCATCATAATCAGACCCAGAGTATCCACAATACCTGCGAATAAAGTTTCCGGCATCACGGGATTCGATTACACGAATACCAATAAAGTTCGTATTCACAAAAGTATCTCTTAAATTGTGAAGAATTACATCCGTAAATTTCCACCAGGAACTACCCAAAGAATAAGTATTTCCGGTTTTTCGGTCTCTCAAAAAGGAATTAGGTCCAATAGAACACGTTCCCATATAGGGACTTTCTTCCCATTTGCGTATAAACTCGTGATGATATTTTGGAGCATTTGCCTCACCATCCGTCAAGATTACACACTGGACTTTCTGTAGTTTATTTTGTTTCTGAAATTGTGGAAGAATTTGATGAAGAGAAATTAGTGCCTCATTTAGAGGTGTTCCGGAAAGACTCAATCCCATGGGAACATTATATTTACAAGAATATGATTCTTGGAAATGATTAGCAAGACGAAAGATATTTTTCATCTGTTCGTCAAGAGTCTTATTATTTACTTTACTTGTAAAAAGATTCATCATAGAAAAATGTTCTTCTACTCGAATCAAATTATCTTTCTTTTGATATGAAAGTTGCCTAATATTTGACTTACCTTCGGCATCATAAGAGATCAAAGGATAGTCGTGAGTGAAGGCATAAACCTCAAATGGAATAGCAACTTTTTTACAGAACCAGATCAGATTAAAGAGTTGTTTCACAGTATCCGACATTACACTTGCCATCGAACCAGACCAGTCCAGAACAAATACAAGACCATGATTCTTGCCGTCAGCGAGGGTTGTAATCTTCTTAAAGAGGTCCTCACTATACTTGTATGAATGAATGCGAGAGCAATCAAGAACCCCTGTGCGGGCGGTTGTGGCACGGGCATAAGAGTCTGCTGCCTTGCGACACTCAAACTCTTTCACCAGATAATTGACCTCTTTTTGTGCCGACCTCTTAAAATCAACAAACTTACGATCAACCTCGCCAAAAATATCAGAATACTGATATTCATAATGCTCAAGATAAGAGGACCAGTGTTCTTTACATTTAGAATGAATCTCGGCATTTGGAACAATAACCCGTTTAAGGTCAAGTTGAGGCAATTCCAGATATACACTTTCTGCCCCAGAACCACCAATCAAGTCTTTAAGGGACTCCTCAAGTGTATCCATCGTTTTGACTTCGGGTTCTGCTTTTTCCGAACCTTGCTGACCGCCTTGTGATTGGGTGGATTGGTCCTGCTGTGCGGTTCCACCATAAGAATCAGTTTCACCGGGTTCCTCATTTTCAGATTCCTCACCGCCACCTTCATCCCGATTCATAGCATCAGAAGCACCACTTTGAGAGGTTTCTTGACTATCGGGACTTGATTCGATTTCTTCTTGTTGTTTTTGCTTACAATACTCATAGAGTACCTTTGCGGCGATTAGAACATCATCGAAAGTTTCGGCATTCCCAATCAAATTGGCGATTTCGGTTTCTTCACCAACCTGAATTGGCACATCAACATAATTACCAATCTTAAAATAAAGATTTACCCGGTCAGCAAGATTATAGGTTTCGAGATCAGTATCATCGATTAGGAAAAAATCTTGCTCTGCCAGTTCTTTATAACCAGCATAGAAACTTTTGGGAGAACCGGGATACTTCCTTTTACAGAGTTTTTCGACTCTTACATCCTCACATACATTTATAAATTGTTGAGGAATCTTATGATTCTTGCTCCAGTCAATATTTGGTGTGAATAAGGAATGGGAGATTTCGTGAAGAACGAGCATATTATAAACACTATCAGTTGCTTTCTCCCAGAGAGGTAGAATAAGACACCGAGTATGGACGTTAAAGCAGGCAGTATCTACTTTTTTGTGCTCAACTATGATGTTCTCCATCGCAAGACATTTAGCAAGCATTCCTTTGATTTCAAAATTAACTGCCATACAAGGTGTGTTTTTTAACTCCTATTATCATAGCAGTCCTTAAGAAATTTTTGATGGAGCATCAGACAGTTTTTCAACTGTCACAATGTCTTTATGAGTTTTTATTTTTCCCGCATAAATCTTACTTATACTTTGCCTACAATAACCATTTTCTTTAGACCAAGTATGTATTCCACACATTATAAGCACATTTCCATTTTTAAATGTAAGTTTCCACCAATTTGATTTTGCATTATTTTCTCCAGTATTTTTTCCTTTTTTTGCCCGACTTACTTTATCCCCAAACTCTTGAGAACGGATTATACCTTTTAATGCTTTACTTATTTTATTTTTAGACTGTTGCGAATGAAATTTTCCATAATTAGGATTTTTTGTTCCTGTTCTACCATACATACGATTATTTTTTCCTCTATTTGCTTTACCTATTTTTTCTTTAGTTTCCGGAGAAAGCGTTTTACCAATAACAGTTTCAATATATCTTTCTCTTAATGTTTCATAAAGATAAGAATTAAAATATTCATTCTTGGTGTTTTGATTATTCATACACCAGAATGCTGTAATCATTTTTATAGTTCTTCTATCTTTTAATCCATATCTTTCAATAAAAATCTTTTCCAATAATGCGTGAGCGATATAATGCTCTCTGCCAGTTAATATCACAATTCTATTATTATTTCCAAAGATACTTTTAGGAAATGTATGATGCTTTTCTGTGTAACCTTCAGGAACAACCCTTTTCTCTGCTTTCCTGATTAAGTTACAATAATGCTTTAGATAGTTCATTTCTATTCTAATACAACGGCACTATTATTTATACAGGAAAAGGCACCCGAAAGTGCCTTAACCATCCTAACAGATTGCCGTCGTATTAGGTTCAACTATTTATTATACGAAAAAAGGGTCCTTGTGAGGGACCCCGTGTGCCAGTTTGGGAATTGGTTTTATCTACCACTTGCTCTACGCTTACGGGCCCGATAATCAGTAGGAACCTCCATATAACCAGATTTACCTTTACCATAAGGTTTAGAATGATCAATAGAATTTTCGTAATCACCATCTGCCTGTTTAACTTCTATATTTTTTGCAGCATTCATTCTGTTAATGGATTTTTTATTTGCTTTAATTCTTTCGCGATCTCTTCTATCATTCATATTTTCAGTTTCTCCTTGTCTCCTTAACGCATATCCACGATATTCACGATCTACTTTATTTTCTACATCATCTTTCCATTTTGGCTTTTTATATACAGTTTTTCCTTTTCTAGTAACTCCACGAATATCATTCCCAGTAATTCTGTCCGCAATAGACCTTCCAGAACCTCTAACTGCCTCGTCAAGAATCTCTTCTCTCCACTCTTCACTCATATTTGTCATAATCGCAAGTGCCGCTTCTTCGGTGTCGGCAAATCCTTCATCAAGTAGGTGACCTTTAATGATGTCAAAGAGGTCGGTTTCTTCACCTACAGTTGATTTTACAACTGGACGATATCCACCACTTGCTTTTGTTGGTGTTTTTCTTCCAGGACCAGCAGAAAGAACTGCACCAATTGCCCGTCCAACTGGATTTGTTTTTATAAACTTATCAGTTGCCTTAGCACCTGCAGCAAGAGTACGTTCTACGGCACCTTGAAAATCTTCATCAAGTTGCTCTACTTCTTCTTTAGGTTGATGAACCTGCAAATATGCTTCCCACAAACCTACAATTTCTTTGTCTCTCATTTTTTCCAAAACTTTTTAATTATTTATAAAAAAAAAACACTCCGGAGAGTGTTTCTTCTTAAAGGCTTTCAATCGCGCCTTCGCTTGTCGAAGTGCCTGCGGTTTCAGTTTCCGCTTTTGCTCCTTCTTGGAATGATGCTGCCAGTTTGGAAGTTTCATCGGTCTTGTGCTTATGAGAACACAATACTATCTATAATCGCAGTTGTCAAGAGGTCCAGTTGAGAAAGTGTCCTATACCTCTGTCTTATAAGAAAATCCATTTTTTTTCTCAAACTTAATGATACGATCAAACTTATCCTGTATTCCGTCCTTATGAGAAATGACAAAAATATTCGCACCCTTAATTACATAACGAATAATCTTAAGAAAACTATCGGTTCCAAACTCATCCAGAGAGGAATCAAAAATCTCATCAAAGATTAATAAGTTCGTATTGCTGGAGTTTTTTAATCTAGCGACCTCACGCCAGGCAAAAACAATCGCAAGATTAATTTTTGCCTTTTCTCCTTCACTAAAAGAACTATAAGAAAAGTCTTCGTGAATGGGTGACTTTACGGACTCATTAAACTCACTATCAAGATGGAAATTAATATAAAAATCCATCATCTGTAAGTATCGATTTACCTGCTGATTGATAAAGGGAAGATACTTTTTAATAATCTTTGTCTTTACTCCATCATCTTTAAGAAGAGAATAGGCAAAATCATAATGAACGATTTCTTCTTTTTTACTCGAAAGGTCATCATATGTTTTTTGGAGATTTTCTCTAAACTCTTCTAACTTCTCGTGTTCAGTATTTCTATTTTTAAGTTGTTCGGTAAGAGTTTGAATTTCAGATTCAAGGTCTCGTATTTGTCTCTGATTGATAGAAATTCGAGTATTGTTTTGAGAAATATCATGGTTGAGTCTTGTAATCTCCTTGGATAAAGCGATAAATTGACGCTCTCTTTCTCCCTCATATTTCATAGTCTCCTCAAGTTCCCTAAAACCTTTTTGGAGTTCTTTTGCCTTATTTTGAGAGTCGTCAATTCTATTTAATCTAAACTCCTCTTCTATGGTTTGGGTACAGGTGGGGCAAACCGTATTTTGTGAGAAAAACTTATGCTCTTTAGTAATCACCGATACTTTTTGAGAGATTTTACCCTTGAGATTATTAAGTTTCACTAACTTTTCGGAGGCACCACTCACCTCTTCCTGTTCTTTACAATACTTAAAAATATCCTCCTCAATTCTGGCGTTCGCAATCATATGAATGCCAACCTCGGCATCCAACTTGGTAATCTTTTCTTTATTGACATTTATATTAGCATTACCACGATTCTCAAGTTCGTCAATAAATCTCTTCTGCATGATGACCTTATCGTCCAGATTTTGTTTCCTCAATTCGAGAGATTTTATTTCATCCTTTTTGGAGCGTATTTTTTCCTTAATGATAGTATTCATCACGGAAAATATTCTTATATCCAAAAGGTCCTCAATCACCTCACGACGATGTGCCGTTGTAAGTTGCATAAAAGGAACAAAGGTGCTACTACCCAAAATTACAATTTGAGTAAAACTTCTATAGTTTAGTTTAAGGATATTCTCTTCTAGTACTTTTTGATTTAACCGGTCATCAGATTCCTTATGAAGAGGAGAACCATTCACTTCGATATCAAAAATATTTGGTTTGATTCCACGCCTTACCAGATATTCGCGATTATTTACAGAAAACTCAATTTCGACTAAACAATCCTTTTCATTAGTCGTATTGATAAGTTGATTCTTATTAATTTTACGAAATGCCCGATTAAAAAGAACAAATGTAAGAGCGTCTATTACTGAACTTTTTCCATTTCCATTTGCGCCAACAATAATGTTTGTTTGGTTTTTCTCAAAATCAATTTCTGTAAATTGATTGGGAGATGAAAGAAAGTTCTTATATCTAATCTTGTGAAATACTATCATTTTTAGGAGGAATTACAATATCATCAGGAGTAATTACAGTATACTTGTAGTTGTAGGTTTTACAAGTCTTTATCGCCAGTTCATCATCAACTTCTATCACATCCATCTCTTTCTCATAATCTTCATCATACTCAAGCATCATAGCATAACGAGTGGCATCGTCCTCATCCTCAAAGAGAAATAAGACCTTTTCTCCATATCTATCTTGAACGGCATATGCTCCGTCATCTCTTCGATCTTTAAGTGTGAGAAGATACATTTTACTCGATTTCGCAAGATTGCTGATATAAATCTTGAAATATGCCTTTAATGACATTCTTATCAAAATTACATTCTGATTCGTCAATATAACGATTTAGAATTGAAATAGTATTTTCTTCTTCATCAATTACAAAGTCTTCATTTTCCTGAATGTCAAAGTTTTCAACAATTTTTAGGTCCTGAATACCTACCTTATAGAGTTTGTCAATAAACTTATCAAACTCTTTTTGTTTTGATTTTTTACGGACAATTACCTTAACAATTTTATTCGCATACTCCGTGACATCAAACATTTGATGTGGAGTGTCTTCATAATAAATGTTATAGAATAATTTATAAGGATTATTAATTGGAGTGTGCTCTAAAGTTTCAGTATCAAAGATATGAAATCCACGAGTATCATTTACATCCGTCCAGTACATTTCATAAGGATTACCAAGATAGAAGATGCGTCCATTATCAGAACGAGTATGGTAATGACCAGAAAATACCTTTTGGAACTTTGTAAAAATATTCGGGTCCAGTCCATGTTCCTCCATTATAAGATGTTTATTTACACGAAATCCCTGTAGTTCCAAATGCCCCATCGCAATCTTTGCCTTGGACTTCTTTATGACTTTTAGTGTTTCATCATAGTTTTCACTACAAATCCACGGAATAAAGGTCATATCAATACCACCAACTTTTGTATTTGTTGGAGAACTATAGGTTTTGATATTTGGATAGTCCTTAAGAAGAAGTTCTGGTGCGTTTATTTCTGTGGAATTACGAAGGAAGATGTCGTGATTACCCACAATCATATGAACCTCATACTTACGAAGAGGTTCCAATACAACTCTTCTGGTCCAGTCTAATCCCCAGAAATCAATACTTTTGCGATTATCAAAAGCATCTCCCATATGAACGACTATTTCTACTCCCTGTTCTTCTAAAGTGGGAAAGAAAATATTCTTATAGAATAACTCAAAATAATCGTGAAGATGTCTTGAGGATTTTCGGGCAGTCCAATGGGTGTCCGTCAGGCAAGATATGCGGGTCATCGATTTCCGTTTCTATACTGAATGGCATCTTTCATACTATTGAACTCTGAATTGTTTCCAGAAAGCAATCCATCATCTACAGTCATAACCTCATCAAACCCAGTTTTTTCAATAATCTTGGTTTTTATTTCCAGTTGTCTTTTCTCCTTTTGTATTCTTCTCAAAAAGGCATAATGTATAATTTGAGTAAAATACGCAAAAGGGTTGGTAGATTTCTCTGGGTCAAAATTATGAATATACTGAACGGAGTTTTCTATTCCATCAGAAATCATATCCTCTCTAAACATATAATTTACAAAGTTTGGTTTATATGATAAGTGAGTTGCTATTTTAAGAAAACATTCTCCAATATAATTTGGAATAAGTGGTTTTCCTTCCCATGGTTTAGATTTTGGAGGATACTCATCATATTTTTCATAATATTCTTGAGCAGCCTTCTTTACCTTATTACGATAAACAATAATAGCGTCTAATAACTCTCTATTATTCACATAATGTTCGGAGTTCTTCTTTGGCATGAAATGTATCTTTAATAAGTTATGTTTATTCTATCACATTCTTGAAAGATTCACAAGGCTTGACAAGTATGGAAAATGTCTGTAGAATAGGTTTGTTCCGTTTGAGAGTAGGGTGTAAGTAAGCTTAAAGAGATTAAAGTTTTATATGGGATTTTGATTGTTCCTATACATCTTTTCTAACTTATTACGAGCATCTTTGACTGAATCGATATATCCCATTTTAGAATCCAATTCTACCTTACCTCCTGGTTGATATTCTTCGGTAGAGTTATTTACATAATAATCATATAAATCAATAATTCTTTTATTTTTAGTTTCAGTCATGGTGATTACCTTATCTAACTTAATAAAAAAAATATCATCATCGGCAATCTCCATCCAAGGTTTCATCTTAACGTATGTCTCATGAGTTGGAGTATCAAGCATTTTCATAACTACTGGATTTTGTAATATTATAATAGGGTCCCCATCATTCTCATCTATGGAAATAAGAGACATTATTTCCTCTGAAGAGACCAATTTAATTATACAATAAAACTCCTTTTCCATTAGTTTTTTAGAGGTATGTTTATAATTTCATAGTTAAAGTTTTCTTCATTATAGATCTTGATCCTTTCAATTAGATGATTGAGCGTATAATTTTTTCTTGACTTATAACTAATATCATCGGCAATATCATATAGAGTTGCTTTTACTTTATTTTCTCCTTTTCTTAAAACTCTTCCAATTGATTGGAGATTTCGTATTCTTGATTTACTTGGTGAGGCAAAAATCACATTATGTAGATTTTTAATGTTAATTCCCGTACTGAAAGTTCCGTATGATGCCACAATAATCGCATTATTCTCTCTCTCGGTAATTTCCCTAACTAATTCTCTCTCATCAGTATTTACACCACCATGTATAAAGAAAACTTTACGGTCATCAGTAGTATTGCTATTTATTGATTCGTAAAGAGGTTGCCCGTGCCCTTCTACTCTAGCGAAAAGAACAAGAGTATTTCCCTTTAAGTCTAATGTTAGATTTTTAATGAAGTTGTTTCTCTTTTGATGATTAATAATATACTGGACCTCATCCTCAAATACCTCAAATCGATGTGGTGGGTGCTTCAGTAGAAGAACCTTAATATCTAATTTAGCAAGATGACCTTTCTGCATCAGTTCATCTGTTTTGATAATCTTATACGAAGGACCAAAGAGACCCTCAAGAACCCACTTATGAGTTTGAGAACCATCAAGTGTTCCGGTAAATCCAAAACGATACTTTGCGTCACAAAGTTTAGTCATTATGGATATTAATGACTTGGACTTAAACTGATGTGCCTCATCTCCAACAACAACATTAAATCTGGAAAAGTATTGCTTGGGAAGTTTATAAATGGACTGCCAAGTAGTAATAATGACTTGAGAATCAGTTTCTCTTTCTTTTCCTGCGTAGATTTTATGACAGTACGAACCAACATCCCATCCATAATCCGCAAAATCTTTATACATTTGTTCCACGAGAGAAGTGGTTGGAACAACTATTAGAGTATTTTGTTCTTTCTCCACATAATATCTTACAATAGCGTATATCATTAACGACTTTCCAGAAGCAGTTGGAGATATTAATAACTTTCGATTATGTCTTAAGGCATCATATACTCCCTCAACCTGATAATCACGAGGAGCATGTCTGCTAATCGCCGTCATATAATCCTTCACACCTTCCTTTGAGATGTTCTCATTTATCTCAAAAGGAAGACCATAGAACTTATTGTCCGTGAATTCATAGGTATAATTATGATCCTTACAGAACTGAATTACTCTATCTAAAAGACCAATATAGATTTCTCTTGTATCTACATTAAACAAATAGATGAATCCGTCCCACCACTTATTCTTATAAGCAGGTGAAAACTTTGCGTTTGGAACTTCAAATTGAAATGCGTCTTTCAATTCATAGTAGATATGAGGTTCTGCCTCTATTTGCAGATAGACCTCATTCTTCTTTGATATCACCAAATGAGACATTCATAAAGTATCAGTTATGAGTATTTATTTGGTATTTTTAGAGGGCGAAACTTTTGCTGTAACTGGTGGTGGTTTAACTTGCATATAAACCATTCTTTTACCCCAATCTTTTGGAGTTATATTTTTTCCCGCAACATCTTTTGTGATTTGTGGAGAAACGTCGAATGAAACATCTCTATTTACATTACCTGTTCTACCAAAATCTCCAACATCATTAATTTTTGCCTTTGTTTCCCTTGTTCTTGTTCCTTGAGGTTCTGCAGTTACTCTTAGTGTTGATCCATAAGGTATTGATGGTTTTCCTTCCTTTCCTTTTGGTGCCTGTCCTTCTTTATACTTAAACGGTACAGCAGCATTTCTTGTAGTCCAATTGTGTGGGTCTCCAGTTGCGGTTACTGTGTTTGGAGTAAATGCATCTCCGGGAGCATAAACACTTGCTTTTACTGGTTTCCAACCGTACCTTTTTTGTTCCGGACCGGTATGTGCTCTTGGAGTAAATCTACCTGTCGTTTTATTTAATTCACCAGGTTTATAATTTTTATATGCTAGAACTCTAGTATCAGGTTTTGGACTTGGTTTTGCTACCTGCGGTTTTGGTTTCGGCGCAAATGGATTCCAAAACTCTTGGATATTCGCATCAATACAAAACTCCTTAAATGTCTTCATCGGGTTTTATTTTTATTTAGTTTGCCATCATATCACCAGATCCGGCAGCGCCAGGTCTAAATGATCTAGGAAGTCCAGATCTTTCAGATGCGGAACGTGGTAAAATATTTCCGCTAGATGTTCCAGCGTTTCCAGATCTACTTGTAGATCCACCACCTCCTCTTGATCCTGGTTTTGATTGTGCTTTTGGTTTTGGTAAAGGTTTAGTTGGAGTAACTGCGGACCTCATTACATCAAATGGGTTGTCTCCGGTAGTAACTCCACGTTCAGTTTGCCTCGCAAGTTTTGATCCTTTTGGTGTAGAACCTGGTCCAGAAAATCCTGCGGCCGCTGCTCTTTGGTCTCTAATTTTTGGTGTTAATGGAGTATTTGTTCTACTGGTTAGACTATTAGTTGGTGGAGTAGATCTACTTCTAACAGGTATTGGAACTTCTCTACGTGTAAATGGCACGTTTCTATTGGCGTCTCTTTCATTGTATCTACGAACTATTTCTCTACTTGTAATACGTTCTCTTTCTTGTGGTGAAATCCTTACAGGGTCTCCACTTCTAGTTGGAACTCCACTGCCTCCTGATCCTCTTCTGGTACTTGATCGTTCTGGATATGTACCACTTGTTCTTTGTTTGGCATTTCTTTCTAAATTCATTAAAACAGTCAAAGAAGGTTGTCCTTGAGGTAAAACACTAAAATCTCTTCTACTGTCCATTCTTTGTCTAGCAACATCTGCCAACCTTGCCGAAGTTGCTCCTGCTTCTAAAATAAATTCTCGAAAAGTCTTCATTTCCTTTTTATTTTTATTTAGTTGTATCCAGCGGTGAACTTGTGCCAATCTATAGCATTCTTGATGGAGTAATTTCTGTTCGTAATCATTTTAATCACTTCCTCCAAAAACTTAAGTATCACATCATAATACCTTATCTTTAGATCAATTTTATTCAATCTCTCATCGGCGTCCATATGCCTCTGTAGTGCCTCTTTATCTCTTACCTTATACGGGAATGGTTCTTCCGCATATACCTCCGCTGTTGCCTTTCCTGTGTAGTAGTTGTAGCGGTCTAACTTAACTTTATTATAAGTCTCTCTCGCTTTTTCACGAAGAAGAATTGTGGTGTTGTATATTGTATAATACTTGGAATGAAGTTGAGGTATTTTTAGTGATTCATCGTGTAAATTATCTGGGTCTATGACAGAATCTCTCTGCCACATTTCTTGCACTTCATCAAGACTCATCATAAGGGTTTGTTGTTTTTATCTAGAATGTTATAGATAGTATACTTGAAAATTACGTCCGCTGTAAAGTATTGAATATCAGTTTGAGTCGCATCAAACTCTAAAGAACTTAAAGAAATTGGATACAAATCCTTAAACTTAACTACAGCAGTTGTATTATAATTGCTGTTTAGAATAAAAAGACTTCCATCACTAAACGCACTCTTTGGATCTTGAGATTGTGTAATATCATTATCAATTGTAATTAGATCTTTATATTGCTGTGCCGTTTCTGGAAAACCAAGTCCATATAACCACTTATGAACTGACATATAATTTTCCATATTCTCATCGACCATAAATCTCAAACTTAAATCGCCAAAAGTGATCTTATCTCCGGGAACATCAATATCCTTGAGATATGTAGGTTGGAGATTTGTCGATAGTGTTATTTCCGGTATTCTTGCCGTATTACAGAAAAAAACAATTTTTGGATCTTTTGCTAATGTAAACTTAAATCCAACCGGAGACAGAAAGTTTCTATTGTCAATTTGACCGGGAAAAGAGCAAGCCATTTTTTATTTGTATTTAGATTAATTAGCATAAAAAAGACCCCCCGAAGGAGGTCTGTTAGTTCTATGTAAAATAATTTTACATAAGATTTGCGACTTTGACTCTCCTGTAGTACACATTAGAGTTGGTGGTTAGAGCACCTTGTCCCGCATTAAGACCTTCAGCAAAAGGATTGGCGACCATGCCGTAGCGAGTCTTAAATCCAATTTTTGGTTGGAAGGTGTCCTGACCAACGGCGCGAACCATTTGGAGAGGAACATAAGGACAATAGAAGAGACCAGCATCATAAGCACTGGAACCCTTATAACCAACAACGTAGAACTGATTAGGTGATACGTTAGCAGAATAAGGATCGATATATACACGATACTTACCTTGAAGAACACCAGCAAAGGTATTGCCAGTATCATCTACGTTTAGGTTAGCATTAAGAGCGGGGGTGTAATCAAGTACACCAGCCATTGCGAGCGCAGAAGCAACGTCAGCGGAGCAAAGGATCATATTGCCCTTTCCTCTACGAGTTTGCTGGGCGATAGCGTTAGCATCTCTTTCAATCTGGAAAATAAGACCCTTGAACTTCTCAACGGACCAACGACCATTTGAGTCAACATCAAGGTCAAAAGTACCAGAAGTGGCAACGTTTGCCTGAGCACCTGGCTTGGCAATCTTATAAACGGTACGAATGACTTCGCGGTTAATTTCGGCAAGAATCTCTGTGGAGAGAAGATTTGCGAGTTCCGCTTCAGCATTCAATCCGTGAATTGCCTTCAGGTCTTGAGCGAGCTCAAGGCTGTATTCTGCTTTTAGAGCGCGGCTCTTGGCAGTTACAGTAACTTTCTCAATCGAGAAAGCCATTTCGTTGAAGGATGAACCAGAGTCTCCGAGAGCTTCGGAATCGGCTGTATTCATACCTTGACCAACGTTATATTGGTCGGCGCCAACTCCGGCGTTAGCCTGTTGTGCAGTGGAACTATTTCCGGCGGCAAGAATAGATGGGTTGGTTCCACTACCTTGTGCAGTAGTACCCATACCAACGGAAGCACCGGTAAATCCACCGGTTAGATTACGTTGTGCGTTTTGACCGGAGAAAGCAGAATCAACTTCGTTGTAGAAGGTCTCTGCACCGCTCTGACTGGTATAACGTGAGCGCATCGCAAAGATAAGTCCGGTAGGACCGTTCATTGGTTGAACGCCACAAAGATCATAAGCAATCAGATTAGGCATTGAGCGTCTGATTAGAGAAATCAGAACTGGGTCGAAACCTGCAACTTGTGAACTGCCGCCGCCAGGAGCTGTGGCAGGTGAAAAACCTGCGTTGGTTGGTGATTCGTAAAGAAACTCGTGTGACTCACGGAGTTCTTTTTCTTGATTTTCTAGCAGGATAGCAGTTACCGATCTACGATGTGAATCTTTGATTTCATCGAGTCCTTGATAGTCAAGGATTGGTGCCCACTTCTCCTGCAATTGTTCTGCATTGAACATTTGCATTTGTTTTACCTCTGTAAAAAAGTTAGTTTGAAAATTTATAATTTATAATTCACTTTTTGGCGACTCTGCCTAGAGTCTGAAGATATGATTCCATTCTTCCGCTAACCATAGGTTGTTGGTTTTGAATGTCTGTGCTTTCAGATAAAGTCTCAGAGTCATCTATTTGAGCACTAGAAGATCTTGAAGGAAAATATGATTCTCTCAAGGTTACTAGTTTCTCACGATAGTTTTGTTCACCATCAAACTCAACATTTTCAGCAAGAGAAGCGAGTTTGTCTTTCTGAGAAAGTGCAAGACCCTCAGAAATATCTGCAAAGATTACATCAGCAACTGATTCCGCCAATCTTCTATTTAGAGCAACGTTCTTTTGAATTTGCTCGTTGAGTTTTTCTTCCATTTCATCAAGGTTATCTACCATACTCTCAATAACATCATATCTATCTTCAGGGATTGTTACATAATGATCTTCAAAAAGTTGTTTCATTCCAGAAAGGAATGATTCGGTCATTTCAGTCTTAAGACCGTGTTCGACTGCGAGAGCATTTTCTTGTACCCACTCATCGGATACATACTCAAGATAAGCATCGACACGCTCAACCAAATCACTCTTAATTGTTTCGATTTCTTCAATAAGAGTTTCTTCATAAGATGACTGAAGTTCTTCTTTGATTTCAGCAACCTTCGAACGGATCGCTGCCTCAAAGATGGTTCTTGCTTTTTCTTGGAACTCTTCGGAGAGGTCCTCGCCAGCAAGCAGGGCATTTACATCTTCTTCGATGTCATATTCTTCTTTCTTCATCGCCATATCCCCACCTTCTTCATTATCTTCAGAAGAATAATTTTTATTTTTACTTTTACCTTTTTTATTTTTAGAATCTTCGTCCTCGCAAGATTCTTCGGTGACTACTTCTTCGTCTTCATCGACTTCTTCTTCATCGACAAGATCTTCATCCTCTTCGATTTCCTCCTTAACTCCTTGACCCGGAGTTTTTACCGGAGTTGCCGAAGTTCCTGATGCTTCTGCCTTTGCCGCTTTTGCATTCACTACATCTCTTACTTGGGCAAGAGTAGCAGCAGGATCTTTGATTTTTGCGGAATCGTCATCGGGACGATAATTTTCTGGAGTAGGACCACCTAGATCTTCCCAATTTCCGGTTTGTCCAGGTGCAATACCAGTGGACAACTTATGCATTGGTTCTGCAGGTGATGCTCCTTTGGTTACTACGTTTTCCATTTCTTGTAAATTTCTACCAACGGACATTTTTGATTAGTTGTGTTATAATCTATATTTATTTATAATTTAAAGATTTGCGAGAAAATCTTGGAACAACTGTACTTTATGTTCTTGAAGGGTTTTTTCATCAACTAAAGTATTAATTCTACGTTTTGTTGATTCAACAAATTTTTCTCGTAGAATACCTCCCTCCCAGCACCATTCCTTGCCCTCAAATATTCCCTGTACGAAAGCATCGGGGGCAGAAGGATCAGCTACAATATCAGCGGCAGTCGCAAGCATAAAATCTTCACCGACGATCTTATGACCCTCATTAGTCATCTTGAGTGACCCAACACCACGAGAAGAAACACCAAGACAAACACCTTCTTTGATGAGAGACTCGGCAATTTTCCCCATAGGAGTTCCAAGAAGTTGTGCCTTACCAATAAAATTACATCCTTTTTGTTCCAGGGAAATAATCTTGTGAGAAACACGGTCAAGATTTACCGTAGGTCCATCTGGATGACCGAGTTCTCCAAGAGCACGACCCTTACCTATGAATGCTTCATTATATCTCTTTACTTCACGAGCAAGAGTCTGCATAGGGTACATTCTACCATTACGGTTACAAATGTCTCCCTGAAGGAAAACACCCTGAATAAAGGTTCTTGATACTTCATCTACCTTTTCGGTAATAAACTCTACCTGTGAGACTTCTTCTGTGATGAGTTTCATTTTACTCTGTGACTAACTGAACGATTTCGGTAATACTTACATCCTGTGATCCGGATGAAGCAAGAACACTTACTTTCACACTTCTAGCAAGAATTGCATTAGTTGTAGTAATTACTCCAACAATGGATGAACTATTGTGTGCGATTACCACCGAATCATCATATACAGCGGTGACTTCTTTGTGTTCCGTATTAATTCCTGATGGTTGTGCATTTTGAATGGTAACATAATCACCAACCAAAAATGGATTTCCCGCATTATTATCAAAAGAAACAATCGTCGATGTTCCTGTTGTGATTCCTGAAGGTACTGCCCTAATCTTCTGTCTGGCAATTCTTTCCTTTAGTACCTCATTTCCATATGGACCAAGATGAAAAGAATTTATGTTGGCAACAGGAGTTTCTCCGGTTTCAACATAAACTGACGTTCCTCCAGTAGAAACTCTCAAATATCCACTCTTAAGAACGATGGGATTACTAGTGGTAGCAGTACCAGTAGCAGTAATTCTATTTACATTTTGTACTACTTTAATTGCCATTACTCCTGTTCCTCTGAATGATCTTCATCTCCAAATAATGATGACGCAACTTCTGGTCGAATATAATCAATTTTTTCAGCTGCTTTTGCGAATAGGATATCTTTAATTTTATCTGATATTTCAGATGCAGATTGTTGAGTTGCAATCAAATCGACAAGTTCTTCCATAAAAATAATTTACAAATATATATTTATTTATATCTTGCCGCCTTTAGGTTCTTTTGGAGGTACTTCTTCTGGGGGCACTTCTTCTGGAGGAACTTCTTCTGGAGGAACGCCATCTTCCATTCCCGGTTCTTGTATTGGATTTCCTGCTTCATCTACGGGAGCATTTGGATCGGGTAGAATGCCCTTTTCAATCTCATCGTCAATCTGTGCGTCAATCTCAATAATTTCCTCGTCGGTCTGGCGAAGAATTTTTTTCCTGACATATTCAGTAGAAAAGTACTTGCCAATATATGCCTCCATACTCGTGAGTGTGGAGAGTCTATTTGTGAGCAACTCACTTTCTTTTAGTTCAGCGAAGTGATTGTCATATAAGAAATCATATTGAATATGATCGCTCATTCTATTCCAATCTTCTGGAGTAACAATATTTTTGAGAATTAATTGAGTGCGAAGCATATCATTAAAAAGATTGGCAAAACGCTTTCTCAATCTACCAACAAACTTTGAGAACTTAAGTTCATCTCTTAAGATTTCCGAAGATCGCCCAAGATTAAAACCATCTCCCGAACCGGCAATTCTTGATTCTGGAACTCCTAATGATCTATAAAGTTTTTTCTGAAAATATTCAATATCAGATAGTTCTCCCAGATTTTGACCTCCGGGAAGAGTTGTGATTTCAGTTCCTCTGCCACCTTCTCTACGAGGCAACCAAAAATCTTCCATCATAGACATAAATTTGCGATCATCTCTAACCTCTCCTGTAGAGGCATCATATACTAATTTATTTCTATAGCGAGACATAACCTCTTTGAGATATTGCTCCGCTTTTACCTTTGGGAGATTTCCTACATCAATATAAAATATTCTTCTTTCTGGCGCCCTTGACATTCTGTATATTACCAAAGAATCCTCAATCATTCTCAATTGATTGAGGGGTTTGATTGCCTTATGAAGATAAGAAAGAACAGTTCCTTTAGTTCTATCAACTAATCCGGAAGTACAATAGGTAATAGAATCTTTAGCGATTTTTATTGAATTTTTTGCAGAAGAAGTTAGTCCTCCTGCAGGATAATTTGATGAAGGACTGTAAATAAAATATTCTTCAATTTCTGGATATATAACTTGATTTCCAGAAAGAGAATTAAAATTAGATATATTAGGACCAGATTTGTTGTTTGGTTTTTTTTCTTGACGAACGTGCTTGATCTTCATAGGATCAATATATCTCAATTCCTTGATTCCCTCTTCGGGTTTCTTTACATCAATTACTTTGAGATAAAATACTCGACCGTCAATATACCAATTTCTAAATATTTCGTGACATTTTTTATCAAAGTCCATCACTTCTTTGATAAATTTAAATTCTTCTCTGATTATTTTCTTAAGTTTATCGCTCGCATTTAAGTTAGATAACTCAATTTCCACCGGAGAATCATATAAATCGCTTACAAGAGCTTCATTTACAACATCTTCAATAGCACCATCACATTCTGCGTGAATTGCCATTTCACGATATCTTCTTATTAAATCAGATTCTGTTCTATATACACCCTCAAGATCTACATATTGACCGTAAAAACCGCTCTGTATATAATAATCACTCCCGTCCTCATTATTTTGAGGAACGGGAGATACTATAGATTTTGATTTTTTGTCATCATCCTCAATTGAAAAACCAAAAAGTTTTGCCATCTTATAAAATAAACTTGCTTGTTATTATCTATTATTTAGTTGATATCTTCACCGCCAGCGGAAGCAGAGTTACCTTTAACAGCTTCCCACCAGAGAATCTGCATTTCTACAGTAAATCTTTGAATTGCATCATTTTCATATGCAAGTTGAATTGCACTAATATTAGTTGGAAAAATATCATAAAAATGATATGCTCTTAATGTAGAACCATCACGATCTAGTTGATAAACGAATGCGTCTGCGTGATAAAGTGCCGGATTAGTAACACCAGTATTATCAGAGAGACGATTAATTTTATTCATCCAATTTTCAAATGCGGAACGAATTGAAAAATCGGTATCATTAATAACTGTAATAGTCCAGGACTCAAAAGTTCTGTCTCCGGCAAGTTTTAATGTTCTTCCTCTAAATGCAACATCTAAAGGAGTTATGGCGGATCCGGGAAGAGCCGCTGATTCTACTAAAAATCTTGATTTGTCGAGAACAGTAACATCTGCTGGTGCAATATCCGGAAAGGATAAAACCACTTCGAAAAGATTACTTCTAGCGCCGCCGCCCGATAACTTACTCTTAAAGTCAGTAATCTTTCTTAATGGGGGCGGATTGAGTTGATTTCTGGTTGCCATAATTGATTAACCTCTGTTACTTAAAAGTTTCCGATTACTTCTTCAAAATCAACACCAGTTTTGGTGGCAATAAAGGTAAGACCGATGAAGTTAATCGATCTTGCTGGTTTAATATAAATATCTGCTTTAAATTCATTTGCATCAATTACAGCAGCAGTGTTGTTTGTCTCATCGCAAATCACAACATAATCAAAAATACCTCGGTTTGCTTGAACGTCTCTTAAGAAGGGTTCAATCGTATTTACAAAATTGGTTCTTGTAATTTCATCGTTAAACTCAAATAGTACATCCTTGGCAGCACGAGAAATCGCATCTTCAAGATAGATGAAAAGTCTGCGAACATTAATTCTATCAAATGCCGAAGGTCTTCCCAGACCTGTCTTATCACCAAATAGAATAATACCAGCTCCGGGTGAGAAGATAATTGGATTAATTCTATTCGAATAAAGGCGATCTCTTTGAGATTTTGTTGGAGCATAGGCAAGTTTTACTGCACCTAAAATTGCACCCCTTGATGTTCCTGCGGGAGAATACCATGGGAAGAAATTAATATCAGTACGAGCACAAAGACCTGCGATGTCTCCATTCATTGGAATATAACGATAAGTATTTGCGAACCTATCATACACATACTTATATGTGGAATCAAATACCGCATAAGAAGACGATGCTATAGGAGAGAAGAAACTTATCACATTTTGAGTAATATCTTCTGCTGCTCTAATTGTAGTATCTCCTTGTACTGGATTATCGGAAAGAAATGCTCCTCTATAAGGAGTTATGAAGGCAATTGCATCCTTTCTTATTTCGCAAACGGAAATAAGTTTATTCGCAAGTTCCTGTGCGGTCTCTTTGGCATAACCGGCAGAACCCATTAGAAGAAAGTCCGCTTTAATGTCTTCTGTATTCTCAAACAAATCATATCCATCTTTCAGTTCTGCTAGAGTTGATGTAAGAGCACCCGCATTAGAAAGATTTGTTCCTCCATCATAATTCAGTCCGCCAGATAAAGTATAGGTATTAGATCCGGCAGATCCAAAAATAACATTTTCGGCATCTTGGTCCCATCCATTATCAGTTGTTAAATCAAACTGACCCGCATCAAAACCTGTTGTGGTCAGTCCAGTTGGTGCTCCTCCGGCAAAAATGATGGAAGAACCTTCTGCGATATATTTTCTCCAATAAGCGGTGCTTCCTGCAGAAAACTCGGCATCGGTTGCCTTGGAAAGACCTAAATGCCTTTCGAGAATTGTTCCGGCATTACCAGTAACGCTTCCTAAATCATCAATTACTACAACATGAACCTCATCAAATCGAGATCCTCTTGGTTCCGCATAGGATGATGTTCCGGGTGCCGGGGCAACATTATTCCACTGAATGGAAGAATTAGTTAGTGTAATTGATTGCTGACTAAACCAGTCAATTTCAGAGGTATAAGTAGTTGATCCAACTCCTGTGCCTACATTATTTACAACACCAAGAGAACCGGTTTCTGTGAAGCAATATGTACCATCTTGCTGATAATCAACGATGGTTTCGGTTCCTGCCGCTGATACACGACTTAAAATTTTAACAGAGACATCTCTGGAACCGGTTGTAGTTGAAATTCCGGTAATAATTCCCTTCAAGTAAGAACCAGTTAGAGATAATGAAGTTCCGGAAGAGGAATCCACTTTACCGGCAAGGGATTGTGTTACTCCGTATCCAACTCGAATAACCGGAACTCCGGCACTGGTTGAAATACCACTTAAGATTTGGTCTGCTTTAGCGTCAATAATTCCAACCTTGATTCCGTTCGCCCAGGAACCAGGATTTCTTGCTGCAACTACAACTCCCGTAATCGTATTCTCATCATATCCAAGATCTTCATAATTTTCTAAACTCTTAATCTTTACGCTACTTGCAGATCCAACAAAAGCATTTTTTGCATTTATGTCGTCGGCTCTCACAACTCTTAATGTGCCACCATACGCAAGATAAGACGAGGCAACTAACCAGCTCTCGTAGTGCTTATCTGTTGGATATGGTTCTCCAAAAATATTTAATAGATCATTTTCGCTCTCTACTAAAGTCGGTACATCGATAGGACCCTTTGCAAAAGGTGCTACAATTCCTCCTACTTTACCGGAAGATGGTTGAACTCTACCAGAGGTTAAGTCAACTTCTCTTACTACAATTCCAGGAGATGCTAAATTTAAGGGCATCTTTATTCTCCGTCTATCCAAAACTATCTAAAAGTATTTATAATTTCCTTCGTTTCTATAAACTTATCCATAATCCCACATATACGAGCGGTCTCCATATTCATCAAGATTCCACAATTCTAATGATTCATTCTTATTATCTGGTCCGGCAATCATCCATCTGTCCCCAGTATCATTATCGATGGTAATTGGCGTATCATACTCATCTAATCCATCATTAATAAATCCAAAGGGGGACATATCCTGATCTATTTGATTTTTTTGCTCTTCATATATTCTTTTGCGAACATCATTTTCCGTCATCTCCTTAAAATATTCTTGTGCCACCAACCAAGAAAAGATTACAAGGCAAATCGCCAAATCATCATTACAACCTTCTTCTGCCTCAAATGTATTATGTTTTTGAATAAAAGTAGTTAATTCCGCAATAATATCATAATCATTAACAATCAATTTATCATCTTCGATTAAAAGTTTTAGGTTAGAGCATCCTAATTTTTTAACAGAAGCGGTCATTCTCACTCCCATTTGAGTTCTTTTGCCACTAAATCCGGATCCCACAACTTGACCCGCTCTTCCTTTCATAGAACACATTAAAATATTATTATATTCCAGATCATAATGTAATATGTTTGCCACCTGATCTCCAATATCATTAATTTCTATTAAAATCCAAGAATTATTATATCCTCTTGCTACTTTCTCAATAATACTTGGAAATAGCATAGGTTTGATTTCATTATTTTTATATTTTGCGACTACCTTATATGGAAAATTTGTAATGTCAAAAACAACGAATGCGGAGTAATCATTACCAATTCCTCTTGCCACATCCGCAGTCATCAAATAATCGTGATCTTCTTTCGGTTCTTCGTATATGTCTAATCCTTTATCACCTCTTTTTATTGGATCATCATAAACAAGTATTTTTAATTTACTTGGATTGATAAGTGTTCCAATTGATCCCAAAAACTCGCATAGGTGCTCTGCTCTAAATTGCTCCTCACTTGTATTCGCAATCGTCTGTGCCTTCCACTTCTCATCTCTTCCCGGAACTTCAGACCAGTGAACTTCTGTGGGAATAAAATCGTTTTTATTTCTCTCGGCATCGTGCCACATTCGATAGAAGTGATTCATACCTTTTGGGGTAGAAACTATAATAACTTTAGTGGATTTACCGGATGAAATTGTAGGATAAACCGATGCGAAAAACTCATCCGCAATATGATTTGGAACGAACGCAAATTCGTCCAAGAAAATAATATTAAATGACATTCCTCGAACTGCGGATGCCGATGTTGATGCCGCAACAATTTTTGATCCGTTTTCCAATTCTAATGAACCCTTATTCCAAGATACAATTCCCTGCTGCATCCATTTCGGAAGATTTTCATAAGATAGTTGTAATCTTCCAAGAAGTTCTCTGGATGTTGATGCCTTGTTGGCGAGAATACCAATATTTACATTATCATTAAAGACGATATAATGTAAAAGATAAGAAACTGTTGTAACTGACTTTCCTACCTGCCGAGGCATTTTACAAATATTAAATCTGTGATTATGAAAATTTTCAATTAGTTTTCTCTGAAAAGGATACATATTAAACGGGACAAGACCCTCATCTACGTTCACGATTTTGATGTAATTTTCGGCAAAATATACGGGGTCTTCCTTACACTTTAGAAACTCAATAACTTGCGCTTCCGTAAACTCAATTTGAGTATTCGCCTTTTTTAATAGTGGATTACCAAGATATACATTATCCGCCATGAATTAATATATCTCTCTCCACCTTAAGGAAACACCAACATTAGTAGATGCATCTCCAATATTAGATACTAAAACCGCAAAAACTTCAGAATCTGTTGAGTCAAAATTTTGAGATAAGAAGTTTTTCTTTGAAGTTGGTCCAGATTGAATATTTGATGTTGCCGCTGATGGTTTTTGACTATTTTGACTGTCACCTGAGGCATAACCGCCCAAAAAGTCTTCAGAGTATGATGTCGTAACACCAGTTGCGGATTGATTATATTCAACTACAGACTCACTATTTTCAGTAATCCAAGCACCATTAATTCCAGTAGAATTTCTAAGCTTTATGACTTGATATTTTACATTTGCACCTACAGTAAATACAGAAATATCTTCTAATTTTACAGTTGCTCTATTTGGATATTCTTTAAAATTATTTTTTAATTTAATAGAAATTATTGGAACTGTAGTACCAACCCCAACTGTTCTAAGATTAGTCGCATGAGAAAATTCTCTACCTGCTTCGGTATAACCACCTTCACTAATCACAGTAGAGCAAATTTGAATTAATGAACCACCAGCACCGACTTGTGCTCCACTATTTCTAACTTCACATCTTACAGGAAGATTTGGATTAGACATATAAACAGTATTAAGATTGTTAGAGTTATAAAATTCATGTGCTATAATGTTTTTCCCATCCATACTAAATCCACAACGAACCCTGCCAACTCCTAACCATTCAAAATCAGTTAAAAATAATTGTGTTTTAGTTATATCAATATTAAATCCGGATACTCCTGTACCGTCAAGTTTATCTTTATTCCACTGCGATTGTGGAATTCTTCTTTCAGATGTTCCAATACCAGCAGATACAAAAGAACGAATTACAAAACTTAAAGTCCCATTAGGTGCTTGCTCTAAAAAAATACCATCTCTATCATCAAAATATCCAGTTCTTTTAGTTACATTTTGTTGCGCTGAACCAAAATTAAAGGAACTGAAAATTAATTGAGATTTTCCGGGCATATAATGATGATATCTTTTAGTCTGGTGAATACAATACCCAGTACTACTTGTTCCAGATTGAAGAATTGCAGCTGCTTGATTTCTATCAAAAGATATAGATGCCCCAGTACCTACAGAGATATCAATAAAATCTGGATCAATAGCATATAGATGCTTATAATCACCAAGAGTAAATGGTTCTGATGTTCTTAATCTACTAAAAGCATCTGTTTCTGGTTTAAATGGTTCGTACAAATGTGACATTAAACTATCCTCCAACCGTTTCTATAAACAAAAGTGAGTGAACCAAAATCATACGCAAGTATTGCTCTATTTTTTTCATCAATTAAATCGGATCCGGATGGTAATATAGTTATATATCTATTTGTTCCCTGAGATGCCTGACCTAATTCATCTTTTATAATATATGTCTTCCCATTCTTTTTCGGAGTAGGTAGTGTAATAGTGACTGCCCCCGCATAATTTACACCAATATAATAATCCTGCGGTTTAATAGTATATGTAGGTGAAGTTACATAAGTAAGTGGCATATCCATATATGCCAAATTAGTTTCACCACCTCCACCTAATGTAGAGAGTTGTTGCTGAATACGAGAAAGAAAAAGTTTATAATGTTTTTGTAAATCATCAAGTGTTGCGAAGTTTTGATTAAGTGGTGATAAAGGGTCTGGTGTTTTTTCTTCTGGTGGAATATTAAGTAATCCTTCCTTTATGGGTTTCTTCTCTACTTTAGATAATCTGTCATAATAATCTGGCAACTCATCAATATGTTGAGATGCTATTGTAGTTGCCAGTTCTACATCTTTTGTGTGCTCTTTTTCTACTTTAGTTCCTTTTTTGAGTTGATTTTTAATTTGAGAAATAGAAACCTTATGTTTCTTTGCTAGTTGCTCTGGAGTTTTATGGGGTTTGAGTTGCTCCACAAAAAGTCTATCAAAAGAATCTCCAATCAAAGAATCTATTTCTTCTTTTTTCTTTTTCTTTTCTTCGGCAACTAATCTAAAAAGATCCGATAAATCACTCATATTAACAATTCCATTTCCTCAAAGATAATGCTTTTCTTGTTGGGCGACCTTTTTCATCTTTCATAGGACCAGGCATTCCACCCATACGAGCACAGAAAGATTTTCTACGCTTTGCTGACTTTGATCCTGGTTTTAGTTTTGATGGTTTTGTTGTAACAGCTGTTTGTAATTTTGATCCAGGATTTTCTTTTCTATATGAAGCAACTCCTTTGGCATTAAGACCACCTTCGGGATTTTTGCCTTCTTTTCTTTGCCAAGCGGCAGATGCTTCGTTCATAAATTGTAAAAATGTTATGTTTCCTTCCTTTACACAACGATTATAAGTTTTTCCAAAAAGTTTTTGCGTTCCTTTCTTCTTATATCCAGGCCAACATTTTTTTGCCTCACTCACTTCCTCGCTATTATCAATATAATCTGCGGCAGTATCAATATAATCCGCCGCTTTGGTAATTTTTGATTGAACCCAAGCTTCGATATTGCCTTCACCTTTCATTTTTTTGCGAAGTCTTTTTGCCGCAGAAACTATTGTAGAAAGTTCTGATCTAGCCATGGAGTGCTCGTGATCTGGTTCTTTGGATTCATTTGCCGGATGAACTTGAGCGATACTATATTTTAGTTGATTTGATCCAAGTGCTGATGGCACAGAGAACATATCCCAATACTTTGAACCATATCTACATTCACTACGAGTCTCATCTTTACCACATTTGGGACAATATCTAATCATTTGTGTCTCCTCTGTTTTAGTTCCCCAATTAGCGGCACCAACCTTGCGACATTTTACAAGTGCTCCTGAAGCATAAGCAGAAGGCCAAACATCATATCTTGATTTTACTTTGGAATAGCAAGCATCTTTTTTGCCACTACCTTTTCCCTTAATGTCCTTTTCTTCGTTCATTTTCTTTTTTGGTTTGTCGGTAGAAACATAAGTTGGTTTTGCGGCACCTGATTTTGATTGCTGGTTTTTATCTGCTTTCTTTTTTCTTCTTGCTGCCGATAATCTTTGTGCTTTAGTCATACTTTTTCTTTTGTTGGAGGAAACGCATTTGGGAACGCCTTCTCCAGGTTCATCACTCGCACAAGTTCCACCGGTTACTACATTCACCCAACCAGGTTTTTTATCAACTGATTTTGATCCCTTAAACCATTTGCGAAGAGAACCCATTTACCAAATATGATTTATTCTTTATTATTTAGAAACCCTTGCTTTAATAGTTTTGACAATTCTGTAGTTGATCCAATAAAAACAGCATTATTAGTTACATTTGTAGTTTTGGATACATCCTCCTCAACTTCCTTAACTTTTTTCTGTAGATCTATTAATTTGTCCGCAACATCTCCTACACTCTTAATTAACTGACCGGCAACTTCATATGCTCTTGGAGAACCACCTTCACTCGCAAGTTCCATTATTCCATTTATTGCCTCCTGACCCTTCTCTATCAAAGAATATAAATTTGCCCTGGAGTATTCATAATCTTTGATAATATCATCAGATCTGGATGAAGACATATCAATTGGAATATCAATTGATGTAGAAGACTTTTCTACCTCAACGATACTACTCTCGATATTCAGAGCCTTATCCAAATCTTCATAGTTATTTTTCATAATCTATCAAATATCCGTTTGTTGAGTTGGGCTATATGTTTTACTGTCAAAAAACATTTCTACCGACTCGTTGAATCCAAAATCATCATCAGGTCCGGCATCAATTGGATCTGGAGTGACAGTATATCTCATCTCTCTCTTTGCGACTTTTGGATCAGTTCCAGTATAATAATCCACCTGAACCTTACGAATGAGTCCATCTGTACTGTCTGCGACAGGACCAAACAGATATGTTTTTGCTGTAAAATTTAGTGTATATATTAGAGTTCTTCGGGTGGAATAATCTCCTTCATAATCATCCGTAAAGGAAACGCTGTCTAAAACTATTGGAATATCTCGTTTTTCTCCTATAGAATCCACCAAATCAACGGTCAAATTAAAAGATGGTTGAAAATTGGGAAGAATCTGCTCCACAACTTGTAGGGCATCATCTTGTAATTTAGTCATAATATTCAACTGAAATCCAATATTATAAGGAACCGGCATATAAACTTTCTTTATAGTATCACCATTTCCGCAAGTCTTAAATGTCTGTATTATACTTGCTTTTCTTGTTGAGTCATACTGAATAGATGTCATCTCAAATGACATTCTTGGTAAAGTAATTTGAATTGGTTTATTTAATTCTGCCTGTTGCTCAATTCTGGAAAGAAACTTTTGCATAGGTCCATATCCAAGAGGAACCTTCATCTGACTGATTGCTACATCAGATGAATTTTTATGTTCTATGTAAATGTCATTAAAAAGCGTTCCAAACGCAGTAACCGTCTTTCTTATAATTTGATGGTAGAAGTAGGTTCCTAGCGTTTTCCTGTACCCGTTTATTCAATTATTAACACATTATATATTTATAGTATCAATATGTACCAAATGGATTAGATTCTGAAAAATCCAATATCAAATCAGATTCGGTTTGTACTTGTAAATTATCACCATAAGTATCATATGGATTCCAATTACTGTAAGACTCTGTGGAGTACTGGGAGTTAGATATTGATCCCACAATTGTCTCTCCTGGGAAAAATCCTTTTGATGCGACATTACTTACAATTGAAACTTTAAGAATCTTTGTATCCAGATCCCAAGACTTAACTCTTGCTGTTGTTCTGGATCTGGAACCGGTTACAATTTCATTAAATACATAATTTCCTGTTCCGGTTAAAATTGGTGGTGGATCTATAATAATTTGTGGAGAAATTGTATATCCAACTCCTGGGTTTGTTATTTTTATAGATTTAACATTTTGTGCCGATCCAATTCCGGATTCGGCAGTTGCTGTTTCTCCCGCTCCGACATTTCCAATAATTCTTACTCTTGGAGAAGTTGAATATCCTACACCACCATCTGTAATATTAATTGATACAATACCGAAATTATTTTTTTCTATAGTACAGGTCGCTGCAGCACCTACTCCATTTCCACTTATAGTAATAATGGGAGGTACGGTATATCCGGCTCCGGCATTAGTTAAAGAGATATTTTTAATAGAATAAAATCCAGATTTAAATACTGTGACTACTTCAGCAGTCGCTCTAACCCCTCCAGAAGGCGCTGTACCGATAGATACTGTGGGTGGAGAGGTATAACCATGCCCGTCGTTGTTTAGAACCACTCTCCTGACATATCCGGATCCGATTCCAGCGGATGCCGTCGCAATTCTTCCAACTCCTATAAGGTTTAGAGTGGTTATATATCCTTCATCTTTTATTGTATTATCAACTTCTTTAATAGTCGTGTCAATAACTTCATCTTCATACTCAAATAATTCACATTTAAGTTCATAGACATATAATTTACCCAATTGATAAAAAGGTTGTTCGTGCTCTACGAACTTTACCTCAAACAAACGCTTTCCCAAAGGAAAATATACAATATCTCCTTCTCTTGGTCTCGAAGATAAAACTATTTCTTCATCATTAGATTCTAAAAACGGAGCAATAAAGTCTTCATATCTTTCTTTTGATATAACTAAACTTAATTCATCCTTTAAACTTACACCAAATTTTGTTAAAATATCTCCCTGGCCACTATAACCATCAAAATTATTTAAATATGCTTCTATTAAAAAATTATCATTAAATTTTGAAGACGAAACCTCTTTAAGAATAGTTTCTCTTCTTACGAATTTTCGGGGAATATAAATTACTTCCACACCAAAAATTTTTAATTGTTCGTTAATCAGTTCTTGTATTAATCTTTGTTCGTTCGCAGAACCTTGAAGAAAAAAGGGATTTAGTGCCATTTTTATCCAATAAAGTCATAAGGTGGAAGTTCATATTCTGTTGCCATTCTCTGTCTAAGACTTTCTAATTCCTTTTCTGCGTCTTCATAAAGTTCTCTTCCATTCAATTCAATACCGCCGGGAAGTTTTACTCCTCTAAACTTAATTAAATTTTGCCCCCACTGCCTTTTAATCAAAGAGGTTAAATATATTTTTAGAAAACTATCATTATAAACATCCGTGAAGGTATTTGGGTCTAATATTCTGTAACAATCAATTACAATATAGGTTCCAACTTGTTGTGATCCCCAATCAATATCCAAATACATTCTATTCTGTCTTTTATTAAATCTTATTTGCTTGTCGGTACTTAATAAGAAATCAATATCCTCCAAGTATGTTTTTGTCATAGAATATTGTAACAAATCAACAGAATTGAAATAATATAAATCATTCAAAAATAATTGATACTTGATACTAAACATTCCTCTTGAAATTGAACTCGTATCAAATTTAAAGACCTTTTCTATTCCAATTACAGAATCTGGAATTTGAATAAAATTAGATGTCTCGTAAAATTTTGATGTAACCGTACCTAGACCTGCAATATTTCCGGATGATGCCGTTGTCTCAACTATTCCTGTTCCATTTGTATTTTTTGCTGCTCCTCTATCAATATCTTCTTGAGAAAATTGATGCTTAAGATACATTCTCTCTACCCCATCAAAATGTCGTTCTTGAAAATATTGTAGAGCATCATCAACCAAATCGTCGATTTGATCGTCTGCAACATTAATTTCAAGAACTGGAGCACCCAGTCTTCTTAAACAGTAATCTATGAGTTCTTGTCTACTTGCAGGTTTTGACATCAGTAAGTTCCCCCATCTATAGCGTTCGATCCGCTTACATAAAGATTTCCGCTTATATAAACGTCACCAACAAATGTGCTGATTCCGGTTACAGTAAGCGAAGTTACTGATGCAATTCCTCCAATTACATTTCTAGATGCTTGTGAATATATCGCAGCAGATCCAGCAGATCCATTAGATAGACCGGAGATTACTCTTATTCCTGAGATATCTTGTGACATTATCGAGTAACTCCCTGTTTAACTGAAGCAATTCCTTCAAATAGTCTTGTTGAGACCCCAAGAGAACTAATCATTTCGACATTATAGACATACCTTCCTGGAGTTAATAATATAGTTTCTTCTGGTGTTAAACTAATCATTATCATTCCTGCAGATGGGTCTAAAATTTCTGTTTGTAAATCTATATAAGTAGAACTACCATTCCATTGTTTAATTTGTGATATAACATTATATTCACTTAAATTAAAACTGGAATTAGTAATCGGATCACTTACAAAAAATGTACGATTAAAGTTGCAACCAGTATCAATAGTTAAATTAATTGCATATAGTTCTGGCATTCATCTAATATTCTTTACTTATTATTTATATTCACCAAATTTACTCAAACTAAAACCTCATCTAACTAACACCATCCCTTCAATTATTTTATTGGTAAAATTAAAAGGAGTAGTAATAATTGCGTCATAAACATATCTTCCTTGTTTTAATAATTTAGTTTGTTGATGCGACAGTGCCAATTTTATTGATCCTTGACTTGGGTTGATGATTTGAGATTCAAATTGTGTGTAATTTGAGCTTCCATCCCATTTTCTCAATTGTGCCAATAAAGTACACGCAGTCAAATCAACATTTTCCAAAAAAAACGTTTCACTAAAATCTGAGCCGGCATTTATTACTAAGTTGATTACATATACTGCCATTTACTTACTTAGTTTACAAGTATTTATAGATCAGTAAGAGTACTCAAAACTTCCTGTTGCTTCAAATATAATTTACAATAAAGTTTAGAAAAAGATCTCAATTCCTCCTCATTTAAAGTGTCAATTACCCGTGCATGTTTTTCATACTCGAATAATTTACTAATAGATTCTAATTCAATTTCATCTGGGTTCATTTATTAGTTCTCTCAATAGTGTTTTAATTTCATTAATATCTTCTTTAATTTGATCCAGTTCTTTTCTTTGAGATTCTCTATTGTGAATTGTATTTAGATATTGATTATAAGATACAGAATCACAATTCACAATTGCTCCACTATTTTCATCTCTATAAAGATTTTGATGCCCCTTTACTCTAATCATCTTACCGCAATTGTTCTGAGTTCTTTAATTCTTGGTGGATATGCCTGATTGGTTCCGGACATTACGATTTTAATTACATATCCATTAAATAATCCAAGATTATCTGCGGTAAATTCATATTCTTTAAATTGATTTTCTAAACTAGAACTTACAAAAGTATCCGATCTTCCACTATTTTTGGAGGGATTAACGACAGAATATCCTGCTGAAGTAGTGTATGATAAGTTATCATAACCAGGAAATAGTTCAAATGATTGATCGATTTCGCTCGAATCCGGTCTAAACAAACTATAAAGAACTCTAAAATCAGCAGATTCGTGGCGATATGCCGACAAGATTACTTTTAGTGATGTTGCGGGTTGAACTAGATTTACTGCTCTTGAAACATATGATGCAGAATGTGGATCATCTAGTATTGAATTGACTCTTCCATCTAATGTGTAATCAGAAATTGGACTATCCAAACGACTAGAAATAAACTCGGTAAATGCCGTATCTAAGAATAATATTGGAGATAAATTAGAATCTGTCGTATTAAAGGTGATTCCGGTCGTGAATGATTTATTTCTTGGTAGAGCATCAAGATATTCCATTTCATTTTCTTTGGAACATACAAGTCTTACTGATCTTAATGTATTTAATGAGTTTAATTGAATTGGCTCGTATCCATTATCTAGGAATGAGGTCTCATTTCCACTTATACTTGTTCCAGTAACCGATCTAATTACTGCCGAAGTTGATGTAGAAGATCCGGGAGTATTAAGATCATATGTGGGAACTATTGAACTATATAAAATATTCTCGGTGGCGAGAACCTTTGAACCTCCTAATTTTGACTCGGAAGCGAATGATAATTGTGGTGCTCCAGCAATGGGTCCATCAGTATTGCTAGTACCTCTATCAGTTCCGTTTGCTGCTCTATTAACTTTAAGATAATATCCATCTATTCCAATATTTAAATCATCAATATCATGTGTTGTATTAATTCTTCGTAAAGAAACTCCATTTAACTCATACTTATATAATAGGGCATCTTTCTCATGAGTGATTGAAATTGTAGAATCGATACCTCTAACAATAGTTCCTAGTGATCCACTACCAACGGACCCATAACTAATAATCTCATTTCCAATCTTCACATATCCTGGATATGTTGGAGTTACAGTAATTCCTTCAAAAGTACCAAAGTTTGATGTGTTTCCAATTGAAATTGATGTAGATGTTGAAGGTAAAGAAGAAGTAATCGGAACTGGTGCATTGCTCGAAATAACATCACTTATTCTAAGTTTATTCGTGTTTCCATACATTTGATGATCAAAATGTTCGACTCTAACATAATTTCCTGAATATTCATTTGTTGAATCCGAACGAGTTAGAACATTAATTCCAGTCACAGGAACTATTGTATTCGAATTATTATAATAACTTAATTCATAATCAGTTGTTGTACCTGTGGCAAATACTCCCTGAACGCCTTCCAAGTATAAAGTATTGATACTATTACCATCTCCGGTAATAGTAATTCTTGCATCACGCCCGCGTACTGAAGTTCCAGTTCCTACCGTAGAAGTTACAATACCAACAACATCTCCTTTTTTATAACCATTTCCCCTATTTACAATTACCGGTGTACCAGTAATTGTTCCATTAGTGGCAGTAACATCTAATACGAGTCCAGAACCATTTCCAATAATATTATAAGTTTCTACATAAGAATCAGTAACGTAATTGCTACCACCTGTGGTTAGTCCCACACTTGATACTGAACTTCCGGTTCCAACAACATATCCATAAACATAAGTCTTAGATTTATCAACAATTTTTCTACCCACACTTAAATCAGCAATTAATGCTGTGTCTGCTGTTGTGGTAATTCCTAGAGTTGTTCTTTTTGGTAGAGTTGTTAGTGGATTTTCAGATAGTCTCTGTACATAACCATTACTTTCATCTAATGTTGGATTATTAAAAAATACAGTTCCCGTGGTTGAAGTAAATTTAGCCTTATAAAGTTTAAACTTAAGATCCTGATATTGGTTTGCGGTCCATATGGATCCATTTTGTGATTTAAACAGACTTCCCATCGAAAATTGCTTGGAATATGTAACTGCATCTACATCTGGAAGTGATTTTGTATTTACGGTTTTTTCGCCCATAACCGCAGTCCACATTTCATACTGATCGCTATTTTCTGAAATAATTACAACTGCATATTCTCTTCCGGGTGGAAGATAAATTGGTTCTTCAAATGTAACCTTAGTAGCAACAGAAGCATCGGTTGAAGTATTAACTTGATTGGGTCTTAACGTAACAGGAAATCCAATTACAGTTCTTGTGGGAGTTCCCAGTTCAACAGTTCTAATTTCAACTTTTACTGGAGCATTTCCTGGGTCTTTTTTAGCAAAAAATAAATCAACAGCAGTTAAAAATGCACCATTTACATCATCATTTGATGATGTGGGTGAAGGAGCCTCTACATTTCCACCAACAACAAATGATTGTGCGAGAGGATCAACAAATCTTTGAACTGTTGTTCTTGTATGAGTGTTTATCGTTGTCTGAGAAGTTGTGGTATTTGTTGTAAGATTTGTAACTGTTTTTGTTGTTAGATTGGATGTTGTTGCGGTTACGGTATTTTCCCACTGTTCTAATGTTCCATCTGAATTATAATTTGTTTCGGTAGATGAATTGTCCGTACTTCCAGGAAGACCAGGATTATTTGTGGAACTTGAAGTCAATTTAAATGTTTTAGTTCCTGTGGCAATTCTTACAGTTGGAGGTGGAATTGTATTTGGATCTCTCAGATAAAATGCTCCAATTAAATCTCCAAAATTATCGGAAATTAATCTTAAATCACTTACATATGCCACAGCACCGCTAGACTGTCCAACTAATTGCATACCCTTAAGCAAATAACCGGAATATTTTCCTTGTGCTTCTTCCGACAGAGAAGCAGTATCAATATTCAAAATTTTCGATGATTGACTATACTCAGATGATATCGATTCAGTTCTAATATATGGGTTAATTGTATATGTTGTAGATGGAGAATTATAAGGACCATACTTATGATCTGACTTGGCAACTCTGAATGAAATTAAATTATTACCATCAGAAGATCCAACAACGGTTTCTCCGACTACAAATGCTTTAGTAACATCTCTGATCTCAATTAGTTTTGGAATGAAGTCTACGCCACTATTTCCATCAAGGAATTGATAAAATTGAGTAGATGGCTTAAGATTAGATCCAGAAAACTGAGTATTTCTGGATCTCATAAATGATTCATCGGAAGAAGATATCAATACATTTCTTATTGTTGTATCAGTATTGCTTACTGTGTCGAAACTTTCTGTTGTTGTAGTATTGGAACTGGTATTAGTAACAGTATTTGATGTTGAAGTATTATCTGTACCCGCTACTTCGGTCCAATTTCCTTGTCCGAAAATATCTGGAAGATTAACTGTGCTACTTGTTTGAGTATTAATTTGTGGCAAATTAACCGAGACATTACTTGTTAAATTATTGGTAAGTGTTCTACTAGAATTTAATGTTACACTGATATTCTTATCGGGAAGTTGAATTGTTCTCACCCAGTTATCAATTTCTGGGCTCAATTTAACATCGCCATTATAAACAATTACATTAAAAGGGTTTACATTTTCTACTGTTGTGGCAAATGCTTGTTCTATCCACCCAATAGATTCATATTTTAAAGTTACTGCTTTTCCTGTTTTTACTACATTTGGATCGGATAGTGGGAAATTCTCCGAAAGGTCCAAATCTTCATCAATAATAGAAGTTGCCGGTGTAATTTGAGATTTAAGTGAATTTCTACTAACTATAGGTGTAAGTTCATTAGCAGCAGTATTAACTCTAATGGATGACAATCCTCTATTAATAAATGTATAATTTTTAAAGTCATCTACAAAAAAACCACTCTTAAATCTATTGTTGCCATCGGCATCTTGAATTTGTAATGTCTGTGTATTCACTTCAAGTAGAGATAGTGAGGTTACTCTTTCTAAATTTTCTACCCTATCCTCAATTAGACCAATATCCCTCATCGTATATCTTCTATTATCCATTAATGTCACAGTTGCATTTGCTGGATTATAAAGATATGGTGGCAATTTAATAGTCGCAATTTCCATTACGGCATCACTTTTATCTGGTGCCTTTGGATTCTTTGATGATATTCCTTTTTCAAGAATAAAGTTTCCAGTTTTATCTAGATATAATTTATCGATTCTTGGTAAATAATATTCATACCCAAGTAATGAACTTTCATTTGGTGCTAAAATGGGTGCAGAACTTAAAGTTCTTGATGAGAAATCAAATGGAGAAGAAGTAGTGGATGTAAATACTGGAACTCTTGGTCTAAAATCCAAAGTATCAGATGATTTTACAGATCTTGGTCCAATAAAAGGAATATCGTGTGTATACCTTTCTTTATCGTAACTCAATACTGTAAATACATCTCCACTATCATTAGACGGTACTGAATAATAGTCAAATACAATTAAAAGTTGTTTAGATGGTTCGGTTGTATTCTTATTTCTAACAATTCTAGAATAATCATAGTATTGATCTTTTTGTCCCTTGTCAAGAGTATATGAATTTGTAATATCCTTATATTTTCCAGGAGTGATAGATTCAATCTCCGTAGTTATATTGGAATCTTCGAATACTACAGATTCAGAAATTGAAAATCTTTCAGAATTTAAATATATGATTCCGAGTACGTTAGAAAATGGTTTAGAAACAACCCTAGCGATTGCCTTACTACCTTTTCCAAAAATATTTTCACCAATAATTGCATTTGTGCTCACATCAGAACTGGCACCGAATTGTATTTGGTCTACAACTGGCGCCGAGGAATCAAATGACTCATATACTGATATTATTTTTACTGCATCTGGGTAGTTTAAAGATATTTCTTCATCCTGAACTCTTAGTCCATAATATTGATTATATGTGAGACCATCTCCGATTGAAGAGCTGATTCCTGTTCCAGATTCGGGATACTTGGATCTTACTACAGTTAATAGTTGACTTCTATTATATGTTTTTATTTTACTCTGAATTACGTTCTTAACTAATGTAGTATTTACAACGATATTTGATTGTGAAGGAATTAATCCACTAATTGTTACAGTATTTCCACTTATTGAAAATTGATCCGAGGTTACCGTACCAATTCCACCACCACTATAATGTACTGAATATCTCTCTTGATCAAATGATGCAAAGAATGCACTAGTAATGCCACTAACTGCTGACATATCAAATGACAACACTCCGCTGCCATTTGTAGATTCTCCTGCTATCTGTTCAGAAAGTGTTAATAGTGATCCCGAAAGATTTACCGAAGAAATATTAAAATCTGGTAGTTGTGCATATAAAAATCCCGAGTTCTGATTTCTTATAATTGGAGCACCAATAAAGATATTACTATAAGTTCCATTTGTTACTGTACCTGAATATACTCCAGAAACACCTGGTGTTGCTGCGATAGTTAATGATGTACCATCAGCAGAAACTGCTGATACCCGATTGAATGATTCATCTCCAGTTGTAGTTTGATATCTAACAATTGATCCAATTTTTACACCGGTAAAGAATTTTCCAGGACTTACTAATGTATTTCCTCCGCTAATAGTTACCTGAGTGATTCCATTTGGAAATCTAAATCTCTCAAGTAAACAATCAGCAGTAAAATCTACCGGAAGTCCAGATACTGCAGTTGTTTGTTTTACGGATTTGATATCTTCAGTAGAATATGTTGTTACTGTTCTGATACTTCTTGAAAAATCCAGACCATTAACAATTAATTGCTCTCCAACTGAGAAAGTTCCAGAAGTTTGTCTTAAATTAATAGTTGCAGAACTACCCCCTGCAGCAACAGCAAAACCACTGGCACCACTACTCTTTCCTTTTACAAATGATGTTGCTGGTAATTCTGAATTAGATACTGAGGAATTTAAAACAAGAGTTGTATAAGTTTGAATATCGTAAAGATATAAATCCCAGTTAGTAGCATCATTTGTATATGGAGCGTCAGTCAAACTAAAACTATATACTCGTGCGTTACCAATTATATTTCCTGTGGAATTTAGTTGATCATATAAATCTATAGTTAGTTTATTTTTTGGCGTTCCTGATACATTATTAACTCTTATATTATTCCCCATTTCAAAAGGAATACTTGCAGTTTTAATCAGTTCTGTATCTCTTGGCTTCTCTACATCGATGATTGTTGTTGATATTTTAGCGACATCATATCCCCTTACATAGGCTTTTCCTGGGGATATTTTCAAACACATCAAATTTTCTGATGGTGTATTATTTTGTTCCGTAGTTTCGGTATCAAAAAATAATCCGTTATTTCCTAGTCTATCATTTAGAGAATTATTTACCGTTACATTAAATGGTTCAACAGTATAATCTCCAGACTCGTCATAGGTTCTTTCTGCAATATAATCTTTAATTATATTATATTGAGTTTTTGTCTCAATTTTTTTAATTTTTCCATCTTCAACTCTCAATAATTCAACAAAATCGGTATCATTAGTGTCTGATATTAATTTTTTAGTTAAAGATAAATTAATCTTAAATCTATCTGCTCCTGGTGCAGCATAGTTTGTAAAACCTTTAGATGGGTCATATAATGAACTATCATCCTTTGCACTAAGAATTAATTCATCAATTTTTAGACCAATTCGGTATGAAGGTGTGCTTGTGTAATGGTCAAGAATTATAGTTTGTTTAGATACATTTGCAAAATATCCTCTAATAAAGTAAACTCCATCACCAATAGATGCCGAAGATCCCACAGATGTTGCATCCAATGAAATTAACGATGAAAATGGAGTTCCTGCATTAATTGTGGTGTTTCCATAAGTTATATTTTCTTCTGCAATTAATGATTCGCCATCTTGAAAGGGATTAAATTGAAAATTACTATCAGAATCTAAATATTTTACATATATTGTTAGGTCTTCTACATTATTTGCATCTGGTAAAGAAATAAATTGAATTGTTGCGGTAGTTCCTGATGTCTGACCAATTACCTTTTTACCAATAAAATTATTAATATAAAGAGAAATATCAACTCCAAAATTAGTTGGATTAAGTTTTACTGAATTAAAATTTCCATCATAGGCAATATTGCCCGGAATCACCATAGAACCTTCTTTAAATACATGGCTTCCAAAAGATTTTACCTGATCTTGTAAAATTGATTGAAGAGTCGTTAGTTCTCTTGCCTGTACCGGATATCCAGGTTTAAACAAAACTTTATAAAAATTCTTCGAAGAATCAAAATCATCATAATAAGGACTGATATTTAAATCTGTTTTTTGTGCCATTTTTATTTAAAATTCCAAGATAATTTTAATGTCTTCTTTTTGTCGGATATCCCGTGTTACCAGAGGTCGATTGTCGATATAGATTACATCTCCCGTCTTTTTATTTATCTCTGGATTTGCAAGACCTGATGTAAAAGTTACCCCCAAATCTATAACTTTACTTCCAATTGTAACTTTATTTGTTGGAGTGGGAGATCCAAAAGTAGTATCAACTGAGCCAGAATATGGAGAAATGGGTCCCCCATTAGATTCAAAATTATAAACCCTAGAATGATCATTTCGGTCAGTTTGATCTAAACTATTTCCAAAATATAAAGATCTATCTTGAAAATATTTTAAGACCTTAGTTTCACTATCATATGAGGCTACATAACCTCTTGCAGTTCCATTTGTTACAGTTTGAGTTATTTCATTTCCAATAATTGGAGTTCCAGTAAATCCCGAAGTTAATTTGATTGCTCCAAGAGATGAATACTGATTTTCTGTAAAGACAACAGTATCTGATGAAAAAGTAGTTGGATTTTTAATAATTCCAACTTGTGCAAATTTGGTATCAGTTGGAAAATCTTTTGTTGAATCATCAAATCTGGCATATACCAATACCTTATCCGTTCCCAATTCACTGTAAATGTCATAACCATGCCCTTTTGATGGTGGAATGATTGGTATTAGTTTTGCAGCATTTGATATAGTTCCCGGTTGAAGAGTTGACAAATCAACAATCCCCCAAGTATATCCATAACCACCTGCAACCACCTGAGTAGATACAATAGACCCGCTACTATTGACTGTGATGGATACTCTACCTCCAGATCCATCACCAATAATATCAACAATACCTGATGTATACCCACTTCCTCCATTTGCAATATATACTTTTTTAATTTGATTTGGATTTACACTCCCAGAATTTCCATTTTCTCTCACACTTACAATTTGAGAATCTGTTGATGTTGCCCAGTTATTTGGAACAACAACATATTCTGTTGAATCAAACTTTATAATATCACTTGGCGAAACTGAAAATAGATATTTCCAAACATATCCATCTCCACTTGTTCCTGCTGCCGAGGGTTCTAAATCTGTAAATGTAGGTTCATCCTGAGATTTAGTTCCCTTTGGCGTTATTGCCGAAGAACCATTATCTATGCAAATATAAACTCTAAAATCACGGTTAATTACATAATAATTGGAATCATATAATCTGCTTGAGTTGGAATTTGGTGTCGGATTTTGAATACTATAATCGTGCCTATACATCTCATAAGATGTATTGGAAGTCCAAGTAACCTTTCTTATAAGTCTTCTAATATTAGCAGATGTAATTTTTTTACCAAATAACGAGGTATCTCTGTAATGACTTAAGTATTCTAAATTATCGGTAGGATTTGGAATATCTTCGTTCCAATTAGTAGTTCTTCCAAATCCAACACTTGTAGGATTATCTAAACCCAAAAAAACATAATACGAATCATTTCCACTTGTTACGGAATCGATAAAATTACTAGCATTTAATATTCTAAATTGATCCGTTACTATTGCTGCCATATTGATGTTTTTTAGATATTTATAAGAGTTTTGGAAGTGCTCCAGTTTGTCTAATACCTATTCCCCTTCTTTGAATCGTTGGAAAGGTTGATAGTCCAACATCTACAGTATTTCCTGATACTCCTATTGATATTGGAGAACTTGAACGAGTGAACCCGGATAGTTTTCCCCAAGAATATTTACCGATAGGATTTAATGTACTCCCAGAACTTGAAAGACCAACTACTGATGTATTTGATCTTATGTTACAAGTAATAATTCCAACTGTTCCATTTGAAGAAAATTGATGAATATAATAAACATTATCAACAAAGGTTGTTCCAATTCCAATCACCGCAGAATTAGAAGTATCAATAGAAGTTATTCCCCCTCCAACTCTTGTATCAAAGATATAAATCGGATATCCAGTTTGCAATCCAGTATAAGCAGGTGAATTTAAATAAAATCTAAGTGCTAATGGGTTTCCGCTACTACCAGTAGTAGTTGTAATTCCAGTAATAATTCCAGAGAATCCATCAATTGAAATAATATTAGAAATTAATTCGACTGCACCATTCGTGATAGTTGAAATCCCATTAACAATCAGAGAACTAAAAGGTTTTGGATTAATAATATTATCATATTCAAAAAATTCTGCATTATCTACAAATATTGTAGTATCTGTGGTTGAGAAATCTTTGATAATTTTTGCTGTCGGATAAATCAAAGACTCAATAGAATCTCTGGTTTTATAGACATTTTCTCCATTAATTTTTCTATCAACTTTTTGTTTAATCCAACTTAAGGGTTTATTATTTTCAGAATCTACTCCTTGGTCTGAATATAAATTAGTTTCAAACTTATCAGAGAAGGATAAATCAAATATTGTTCTCTTATTTTGTGTTAATGTTCCTGAAATTGAATTATTCTTAAGAACTTGTACGGTGTCACCTCTTTTTAGAGTTTCGTTGATTGAAGTATTTAAAACAGTGTCATCACCACCAGTTCCCTTATAGAAGAAAATTGCAACATTATCCTCTTTCCTTGGAGCGGTTGTAAATACAAAACTAGTTCCCCCCTCAAATTGATAGGCAACTCCTGGGTCCTGAATCACTCCGTTTATAACAATTAGTAATGCATTTGAAAGATTTACTTGAGAATCTTCCAGTGCTTCAAAACTCAATAAATCATTATTATAAAATAGAGGAAATCTTGTTCTAATTCCATCTTGATAATTTTTAATTGAATCTATATAATCAAATTCCCCAAATTGCCAAGCAGCAAAAGAATCTGAAAATGTATCAACAACCGTTAATCTAAACTCCGATAATGGAGATGTCAGTCCTTTAGCAGTCACCAATCCAACTGGTTTGAATACGTCTCCTCTTCTGAATGAGTAACCCTGTCTAGAAATACTAAATCTAGAAACTTCAAAATATGTTGATCCTATTCCGGTTGTAGAACTTGCCCCAACTTCAACATTAAGTAAAAGACCTATTCCTGTATCTGTTGTTGCGCCAATTCCCAATCTTGATATTCCAATTACATCAAGATTTTCATATGAAGGTTCGGATACAAATATTTTAGGATTTGTATATCCCGTTCCACCAGCACCAACATTGAAGGAAAGTGTTCCTCCCGCTCCAACCGATGCAGTTATGATTGCGGTATCTCCAATATGACCACTTTGATATACTGATACTCCTATTGATACAATTCCATTATATCCAGACCCAAGATTATCAGTAGTTCCTAGTCCAACTGATACTATACTACCTCCGGCACCAACTACAGCAGTCACTGCTGCCCCAACAAGGGGTGCATACCCAAGACCAGTAGAAGATCCTAGAGAAATAATTATTCCCCCTCTTGGAGTTTGATTTTGATTGATATCATACTCTGAAGTAATAATTTGCAAATCTTCCGGATCCCTAATACCAGAAAATACTACGCTAGATATTCCAGAGACGGTATTTTCAATAATACTAAAATTATTTTCTGGATTGTTTATTGTTGTCGGAGTCTGAAAAACGCCATTTATGAATAAGATTCCATTTCCCCCGCTAGTTCCCAATCCTACAGTATTTGCTCCCCCAACAGTTAATGTAAATGTCCTACCAATACCTGTAAATTTATTTGAAATATCATCATATAATTGGTTTGATGTATAATTGTTTCTTAAGAAAACTCTTCCGGTAAAGTCAGATGTTTCAAAAGTTAGATTGCTAGAATCTCTGATTATTTGTGGATTTCCTCTAGGAGATTCTGCAAAGAAAATACTACTATCAACGATATTGTAAGATCCCCTATAAATTCTCACTGAAGATGAATCGGAGTGAGTCGATGCCGATGACCCAACAAATGCTCTCTTCACTTCGACTAAACTAATACCTCCACTATTTGTAATTGGTCCAATATTAGTTGTACCTAATCCAACATTAATTATACCCATATATTCATTATCAATTTTTAGAATATCTTTCGGTGCTATTGTAGATATTCCACTCAAAGCAAATATTGAAGATCCTGCACCTATTTGCCCCCCATTTCCTGACAAATTATAAGATATTGGAGTAAATATTAATGGATATTGGACTATATTATCGATAGTTATGAGTGACTTCTCAAGTTTTTTATTCATTTCCAATTGATGTGCATTCCCACTACCATATGAAGTAAATGTAACTCCAATTCCAGAAATAGCATTAGACTTGGTTGTTGCCAGTTTAAATGTATTATCTGATAGTTTGATGACATATACCTCAGAAGGTAATAGTGTTGGGCCAGCACCAATTCTCATTGCACTAGCACCAACTCCAATAAATGTAGATTTTGGTGTGTATGTAAGTTTTTCTAAATCACTAAAGAAATGATTCTGTATCGTAAACACTCCAGTTGATGGATTTAGAGTTGTTGAACTTGTAGGATTGAATGTTTTCGCAAAAATTGGGATATTATTTGATTTTAAGTCAAAATTAGTCCTATTAATTCTTCCACCATTAATTGCATTATATTGTTTAATATCAATAAATTCTGTTATATCTCCATAGTTTAAACTTGGGGGAGTATTTTGCGTATCCAGAATTGTATATAAGCACTGATTAAATGATAAAATATTAACATTTGAGGTTACCGATGGGTCTGGATAAAACTTCAGTATAAAATTACTTCCGGAGTATTCTCCACCAAAAGTTCCAATACCATTGGTACTTCCAACAGAAAGAAAAGGTAGTTGTTGAACATAGATATTGGATTCGTCCTGCACCATCATAATTTGGTGAAGAGCACTTGTTGACCCAACACTTACTTCTACTAAAGATTTGACAGCATTAAAATTAGATTTATTTAGAGATACTATAGTTGATGCAGAAGAAACTGTGGACGAGTAGTTTGATTGATATATTGCACTTCTTTCGTTTCCGGGAAGTTCTCCCGAAGATATGAATCTATATGTACCTATACCAATAGATGTCGTACCAAATCCAACAATTTTAGATCTAATGTCCACAATATTTGGCGAGTTGCTTATATAATCTAAAGATAAAATACCAGAAGGAGAAATACTTGCCGTAAATATTCCTATATGATTTCCAGAATAAAAATTACTTGAAAATTCAGAATCAAAGTAATATTCTGAAATATAGGTATCACTACTTATCCCATTATGATTTAAGTACACCTCGGCAAAGTTCATCTGTTTTGTTACTGAATCAATAATTTGAACATTAGAATATAATGAAGAAAATTTATTTTTCTGTACGGATATAATTGAAGTTTGTATTCCGGAGGTTGCAGTTCTATTGCAACTATTTAAGTTAACAAATCCTACAGAAGTTGTTCCTATTCCAGGTAAATCGGAATTAAAATTAGTATTAATTAATTTAATATCATAATCAGTATTAAAAGGATCTTTCGGAACAAATCTCAAATAATTATCATCATTATCATCCGAAATTAATAAAAATTCTCCTATAGTAGTTTCTTCAAGAAAATGTATAATTTCTGTCCCGGTGTTTACTATTGTTGATTTCTCAGATAAAAATAAATCATTTCCATTATCAAGTATAATTATTTCTGATAATTGAATTTGAGAATTATCAGCGGTAGAAATTCTAACTAATAAATTAAGATAAGATTCTCCGGGGTTTAATTCTGCTAAATTAATAAATTCACTCGGATTCCCATCCGCATCAGAAAATTGACGATTTATATTATCTATTTTTAAAACCACATTGGTCTTACACTCAATGTAATCAGTTAATTTTTTATTTTTTAGTTTTAAGAACTTTGAAGATGTTCCAACTACATCAATATCCTTTACTAAATCAAAATCATAAATTGTATCTACTCTATTTTCCTCAATTATGTCATAAAATATAGTAGTAGCATTCTCTGAAGTTGTAATTCCAGAGTTGGTAGTTGATGTAATTCCAGTATCTGAAAAATTCTTTAGTCCACTTGAATGAACTAAACTATTAACTGGTGTTCTTAATTCCTGATATGTAATTGGACTTTTTATTGTATAAGAAAGATTTTGATAATAATCATTATCAGGAATAACTTGATTATCTTGATCTAATTTTCCAACATCATTAGACCATCCAATACTTTTTTCAACTGAATAATCAACATTAAATCTTCCAAAACCAGATTTAATTTTATCTACAGTAGCTATATTTCCAGATTCTTTTCCTATAATAACTTCTCCAGTAGACAACTCATATCTTCCTAAGACTTTAATGAATGAATTTTGATATGAAGAAATTTTTAAATCTCTCTCAATTCCATTTGAAATAAGTTTTTCCCCAATATTAAACGAGGATGGAGTTTTAGTAATATTAAATGATGGGTAATCTATACTTTTTATAATATTTCCAATAGAATCCTGAACTGTCTTTGCTATACCAGTATTTGGAGTTAATTTTGAAATATCAATTGTTACTGCAACAAGAACTCCTGTATTATTGTAATTACTAATTTTAAAAAATTTATATCCATAGTTTTCTGAATTAAATCCAGAACCATTGATACTAGATTTTTGAATTCCTTCTATGAATACTTCATCTCCAATATTAAATGCGGGTGTAGAAAACCCAAGTGTTGGAGTTGTTATAAAACATGTAAAAATTCCAGTTGAACTAGATTCAACTTTTTGAATACTAATTCCATTAGTGTTGTTAGTAGCATATAATCCCACTGCTGTTTCGGGAATACCCTTTGGTTTTTGTATAATATTAACTGAATTTATCGTGTTTCCTGATAGAGTTGCCTCTAGTATTCCGCTATTAATTTCTTCTCCGGTCTCGATATTTACGATTACTATAGATGGTACATCCGTGTACCCTCTTCCTCCATTTGTAACTATTACTGAATCAATTGTATTTGAATTTTTAATAATAATTAGTGGAGATATTGCTGCGATTGGCTGTAAAGTTTTATCCGAGGAATATTGAAACCCCTCATCAATAATTCTTACTTCCTTTGCATTTCCTATGGATGTCGATTTTGGGATAATGTAGGCATCTTTTCCTGCCAAGGAATTAGATCCTTTAATTGATGGAAGTTTTTTATATCCAGATCCACTAGAAATAATATTAATTTTATCAATTGGACCTTTTGCTGATAGTGAGTTTGTGAGATATTGTAATCTATCACACTCATTTGAAGTATATGTTAGTTTTTCTGGTTTTTTGGATAAAGAAATATTAAATGTTGTAGTTCCCACTCCAGAAATTTTATAGTTAGAATTGTATATACTATCTACAAACAATATTTCAGAATAATTATTTACTTCTTTATCTGAAGTACTGATATATCCAGATTTTTCCAGATTATAATATAATTGAGTTGGAATATTGTCGTCATAATTAATAGTAATTGATGCGTTATTCGAAACTCCAATAGTTCCTATTCCCGATAATGGAGTTGATATAAACTCATTTTTATAATCTTTATCATAGTAAATCTTAAAGTTATATCCCACCAAAGAATTATCTGATAAATTAAATACTAAATTATTATTTTTAAATGATATAATCTGTGGATTTATTAACGAAATGCTTTGATTAGATCCACCAGTACTGTTAATACCTACTATTGTTGGAGGGATTGTTTCAGAATCAATGTATGTTTCGCAAAGTTTTATAGAATTATCATTAACCTTATAAACATAATAAAATCCTGTCGATAATCCAGACGCAACTGAATTTGCAGAATACAAGACTTTATCACCAGTTTTTAAATTATGTGAATTAATTAAAATTGTATCTGTTTCCGTATTAATTCCACTAGAATTGAATGAAATTGGATTGATTAAAATATTACCAGTTATCAAATCTCTCTTAGTGTAAATCGATGTTGATGTTCCAATTCCCACAGAAAGATTTGGTTTAATATTTAATTTAATATTATCTTGATTAGAAAGTTCGTGGGAAGTTGAAACTGAAACAACAGACTTAATTCTTTCAACCTTTCCAATTATTTGTGGATAAGTACTTTCAAATGAATATTTGTCATTATTGCTCCCATTAATTCTAAAAAATACATCAGAAGAAATAAGACTAGTTTTAATTCCAATAGTATTAATATTTTTATTCGTTACATATACATTTTGAGGTAAATCAAATGTACCGGAAGTTGGTGAAGTTGAAATTGAGATTGGTGTTCCACCATTAGTTGTAAAAACTACTTTCTGATTATTAGAAAATGGATGATTTTCGATATAAATTCCTTGCGTAGGAATATTTCTAGTAATATTTGAATCGCCAAATTTGAAGGTTGTTGTAATAGTGGCGCCAGGGGTAGTTCCAATTCCTACTGATTGGACTGGATTAAAAAATACCTTATTATTTACTTTAGATTCAAAATAATCTATTTTTTGTGGAATAATAAATGAATCCGGAATAAAGTTTATTTGAGTGGTTGTAGTATGAGATACTCCAGTAGATCCTCGTTCTACTTTAAGAATATTAAGATTTTTATATACTTCTAATATTGATAGTATTTCTCCACCTATCGAAATACTACTTCCGACAGATACCGTAGTTGGAAGTTGCGTAACATAAATTTCGGTAGTTAATCCAGATGTTGGTGAAGAAGGAATGTCCTTAAGAACATTCGAATAATAAGAAGAAACTGTAATCTTATATGAATTATTTAATTTGGATAAATTAGTAGAAAATCCTGAAATAACAATAAAGTCATTGTTTGATAAGTTATGATTTGGTTTGATTGTAACTTTTACTTCTTCTCCATTTTCATATGTAAAAATGGCATTCTCGTAAGTTTCCACAGAAGTATCTATTTTTACGATATCTTTTCCTTCAATTGAAGATACTCTTGCGATTAGACCTCCACCTAAAGTATTGCTGTCATCAAAATTTAATACATCATTAACTTTATAATTAAATCCGGAATTAACAATATCAAAACCACTTATAAATCCTTCAGAAACTGATTCAACAATTGCTTCTTGTGCGGTAATTTGATCTACCTCGTTTACGAAGTCATTTTTTGCATAATCATCAGAAACTTTATAAGGTAGAGTATTTCTAAGTAAATTTGAGTTATTAAAATCAAATTTTTGATTTAAAGTGGAATTTTCTTTTATTGTGTTTGATCTATACCTGTTTCCAATAAAATATGGAAATGTAGGATTTGAAGAGATGTCTAGAGTTGAAAAATAAGCATATACGCCATCGGGGAATTCTGGAGTTTTTCCAAATCTTCCATTATTTTCATCCAAATCTCCAGAATTTGTGTACTGATAATCTTCAACAAAAAATCCTGACGAAAAACTATTGGGTCTGTCAATAATATTTGAAGAATTCAATACATATCCAGATATTAGACTTTTAGGAATGGAGTTCGAATCCTTTGGATTGGAGTAACCATAAGGTCCGTAAATTGGATTTCCATCATATGCCCACCCAATTATATTAGATACTTTAGATTCATTATCATTAAATGAGTTTCTTAAAGTATCAAAATATCCACAAACCGAGTACTGCAATTGATTTTCAGTCTCTCTTAAAATTTCATTACCAAACTTTACATTATGATTGAGCGTTAAATCTCTAATATTAGCATCTAAAATAGCACCAGAACCCGCCGGTTTTACTTGAATTGTTGTAGAAGAACTAGAGTATCCAATTCCGGCACTTATCACTTTAACGTCTGTTATTCTTTGATTTATAATAACAGGTCTTAAATCTGCTCCAGAACCACTACCGGTTAAATCAGTTACAATCAAATCGGGAGTTGAATAATAATCATTTCCACTAGATTCAATATTTACTGAATTAATTTGACCATTTATAATAATTGGAGTTAATCTTGCCTCTCTGCCATTTTTTATGGATATTGATGGTTTTTTCTCAAGATTTAAAATTGTTGATCCATATCCGGTTCCACCTTGATATAGATAGGCATCAACAATAGTACCCTTAACTACAGGAGTTGTCACAAGAGATTGAACTTGTTGAGTTGTCGTACCAAATCCAACAGGAGTATATTGTATAGAAACCGAAATATCAGGATAACTAAAATATTGATATCCAGATCCTATGGAAGAAAATCTAACGTAATTTTTTCTGTTGTAGTTTGATATGTTAGTTCCACCAATTCCAGCATCGCAAAGTCTAAATGAATTATCATTATTTTTTAAGACATAGTATTGAGATAATGTAGAAATGCCGATTGTGGATGTTTCATATTGATATGTTACAAGTTCTCCACTTTCAAATCCATGTTTTTGGAAATTAATTGCATGATTACTCGTAGATATTCCCGCAGAAGAAACAATTAATTTTCTATTTGTATATCCACTACCACCATTTAGTACCTTAATCTCTGATATTGTATTTTTGAATAGTGCAGTTGAAAACTTATGTATTCCGCCGGCATTAATTCCATTAAATTTGACAGTATTAATCCCTGACTGATAATCAGAATTGGACTGATAAAGTCTGATAGTTCTGTTATTATCAATTTTAGGATAATATGTAGAATTATTAACTAAAGTTAAATTTGTAGTTCCGATGCTAATTGGTAAGTTACCATTAGAATTATAAACTATAGCTTCTCCATTACTTAAATTGTGATCGGATATAAAAGATAATTGATTCGTGGTAGAGCTAATTCCACCAGAATTAGTTGTTAATCTTCCATCAAATAAAATATCTCTCTTTCTTTTTGTGATAATTGGTTCCAATACACAATCAGATCCATTACCTCCGGTTATTTTGATAGAAACAATTGTATTGATGTCATAATCTTGCGAGTCGATGTAAACTTTTTTAATTGATCCTCTAACCACCGGTCTAACCAAAGCAGTATTTCCAAGTCCAGCAGAAACAACTAGTAGTGGAGGGTTGATAACATCATAGTCATTTCCACCATTTAATACATTAATAGATTTTAGTGGTCCATAATAAACTTTATCATCTGATTTATAATTGACAATTTCTACGCCATTAATTAACATTCCAACTGGACCAGGAATTGTTAATTCTCCGGTTCCTGTATCGATACTTTGAGATAATGGAAATTTTTTTAATAGTTTTTGAGCACCTATTATTCCTGATTTTTGAGAATATAACGTAAATTTGTGAGTTTGATTGGAAAAATTTGAATTAGAAAATGTTAAAAAATTATCAGTTCCAACAAATGATCTTGATGAAAATACTCTTATTTTATTAGGTGAATCTAAAACTTGTATATAATAATCTCCAGTATCTAAACCTACAATTGGAGTTCCTGATGGTTGATAATAAATTCTATCTCCGGTGATAAACGGAACAGTATTTTGAAATACTATACTAGTATAATTGTCATCAATTACATCAGTTATTCCTACTCCAACAGATGTTTTAATGTCTTTTGTTATTCTATATGTAAAATTTCCAGCATATCCATCTCTTCCCGATGGTAATGAATTGGAAGCTACATACGAATACTCACTATCAGTATATAAATTTTGAATATCAGATATAATAACATTATTTCCAAACTGTATTGGAACTATTGTACTATTTGCGGTATTAATTTTTCTCCTTAAATCGTATTTTGCACCAATTTCTGCAGAAAATCCAGAATTAGTAATAATAACTCTATTTTCTGCTGATACAATATCAGAAATATATGCACCGGATGATGAAACTACTATGTTAGTGCCTCTTTCTAATATTTCAACTTCATCTCCAACTTTTAAACTAGATCTATCAATTGGACTTTTTAAAATAAAATTATTAATATTTTCTATTTCATATCTAGATGCGGTGTTGTATATCCAAGAATTTGCAAAAATTTCTTTATATGTTTTATTATTTTGTGGATTTCTGATTAAATCTCCAATATTTTTAACAGAAATTATTTGACCCTCATCTAGATTTAAGGTATCGGATACTTGTACAAATTTAGATAATACTCCGGCAAGCCTTATCTCAACCTTTTTATTTAAATCTCCGTCTTCATAACTAAAATAAATTTCATCGGATCTTATGTTGTCGGTTGATAAAATTACCGATGTAATTCCCACACATCCAAAAAATTGATTAATACTTTTACTAGTATAATTAATCTTATTATTTCCGGATACAAGTGCTCCTTTTTCTGGAAATCCAATCGTGGAGTCTACTGAAATTACCGAAGATCCAATAGAAACATTTGTTATACATTTTGTATTTGGAGTAATTGTAAAATTTCCAAGAACAGCAGAAAAATTTTCATATCCAACAAAAAGTGAAATTTTAAAGTATGGAATATTATTTCTGGTAAATATTTCTACTTCAGAAATTGAGGCGCTGATATTTTCATCATTAACTTTTTTAAGTGTTTGTCCCACCAATTTAGAAGGATCTCCCGAAATTCTCTCTGCGATTAAAACTTCTCTTCTGATAAATTCTGCGGAGGAAGGTTTAATTAAAAAATTCTCTAGGTTTACAACCTGTGGCGTTACTCCATATAAAATATTAAATAAAATTCTAAATGATTCGTCAGTTCCTTTTGATTGATAAAAAGATTTTGCTTCTTTTATAAAATTACCAACATTTAAATTTGATACAAAATCATATTCTTCCAATCCAGGAGTGAAAGTATATTTTAATTTTTTATAAAATTCTTTCAAAAATAAAGAACTTAAATTTTGTACTAGTACCCCACTATTATGAGAAACAGCTTCGGATTCGGAAAATACTAGTTCTTCTTGATTTAAATTTTTATGATAGTCAACAATTCCACTAAATCCACGAATACAACCGGTAAATGTATTTGTAGTTAATCCAGTGTAGGTAATAATTTCATCATCAATTTTGAGTAATCCATAAGTTTGAGGAAATCCCTTAGTCGAGGTAACCGTAACAATTCCGGAAGAGGATGAAATATTAGTGGATAATCTGACAGAATCTACAATAACTTCGGGAGTTAAATTATCTAATTTTAAATATTGATCTAAATTTTCTGCAATATCAATTGGACCACCTTGATATTCCTGAGAAATATAATATTGTTTTAAGAATTCTGCCGTATTGGGACTTTCATCCAAAATAAAATTTGGAAGTTGACTTTCTATAACTTGTTGAACCTTAACTCTAGATTCGAACCCAGTCTGTATCATATTATACTCTTATTAGATTCCCGTTTGAATAACTTGAGGTGTAGTAGTCTTTGATAAATGCCGTTCCAGATATTTCATCACCAGAAGCGATTACATCTCTTACCATATTTATTGTGCTTTTTTCGATACTAAAATTTAAATATAGATCTCTTAATCCAACAACATCATTTGATTCCGGAAATGCCTGTATTTCGATAATATCATTTGGTTTAGATGTGGAAATAATATTTAATGGTCCTAATGTAATTTCACCCTTGGTATAATCGACCGTTCCGGCAGATTTTACAACCACTCTTGTGGACCCGTCACTTAATGGTCTTACTACTGACAATATTCCTTTTCCACTTCCATCTAAATTTCTACTAGAATCCTTGTTTGGAACATCTGTTAGATATACCGTTTCTGATTCTCCGGAAATTTTAAATCCGGTACTTTTAATATTAAATCCATCACAATTAATATGAAATTTGTTTCCAAAACATAATTCATATTGAGTAACTTGATTTATTAGTGCCTTTAGGTCTCTTCTAATTTTAACCTTGGTGATATTAGAGGTTATGGAAGTGTCGGTATTATCAATTATTTGAAGAACTTTGCTGTACTTGAATCTTCCACCAAATGAGTTAAGATCAACAGATTTCGAGTATTCAGTTAATGAATTTATTACTTTTGTTTTTAGTGATTCTAATGAAGATACTTGATTGTAATTATAATAAATTGATGAATCAATCTCAACATATAGTAGTTTAAGATCAATTATTTCTTGATTAATTCCGGAAATACTATATTGTCTTAGTTTATTTTTAATTTGTTGTTTATTAAAATCTGAAACAAAGGTTCCATTTTTTGGTTTAATGCTTATAAATACTGTTCCAAATTGCGCAGGAACGAGTTCTTCTCCACCAACAACCGCAACAGATTCGGTATCTGGATATATTTTTTTTATAATTGCCTCATAATCTCTCGAAGTTACCGCTCTATATTGTGAGGAATAAATTCTCGGAGCAAAATACTTAACAGAATCTACTGATTCTATTTCTGATCCATTTTGAGATGACTGATTTGTCGTGATGGATACTGAACCTATATTAATTGTTGCTCCTTCTGCATTTCGGATACTTCCGGCAAAAGAAAAAGAAGATGCCCCATTACCTTCTTTTCCGTCAGTTACGATATAATTTACGGTAATGACAGCATTATTTTCTAATTTTTGTCCAATAATACCATCACCAAAAAGTAATTCATACTTTTCATCCTGAACTTCTTGTAAAAGATAAATTTTTGAGTTTGATTTTACTTCAAGAATGTTATCAACCGAAAAATATTCTACACCAACACCACTATCATTAATTCCTTTCACATAAACGGAGATTGTCGAAGTATCGATGAAAGAATTATTCAATATAAATCTTTGATCTAATGATCCATCAACAATAAATTGTTTTGTGAGAAATGTTCCCTGATATGCATCAATACTATTAAAGGATGCCGCTTCATTCACCACATTTGCCGAGATATCATCAGGAATTGAAAATGTATAAGAGGTATTATCAACGGACCCCACACACACCAAACCCGCCTGTAAGGTCACTACGGAAGTATTTGTGGTTACTGGTACATTAAAGGATACTCGTGCCTTTGCTGCTGTCCTGGAGCGAGGTACATAACCAATATTTCTTGCGAGCGAGACTACATTTTCTCTTAATGTTGCAGAATCCAAGAAGGATTCATTCACAATCATATTCGAGTTAAATGCGGTAATATAGGTATTATATGCCAGAGTGTCGATTAATACTGAAAAATTAGACCCCTCAAAGTCAAAATCCGTGAATGTGGAGTTGGCACGGAGATAATCTTTAATCGAGGTCTTTATCTGATCAAAATCCAGATTTGTAAATTTAGTGAAAGGCATTTTATCTTGTTGCCTCTAATATGAATGAGTATTCTTGAGTTGGTATTTCTTGTCCTATAATATCAAAAATAATTGTTACATTAAATGTATTATCATCTGGAATAGGATCCACCTGAACGATTACATTATTCACTCTTGGTTCAAAGTTATTAATTGATATTTCAATTTGACTTTGTATTACTGATGCAGTACCAAAATCGACAAATTCAAATAAACTTTTTGTAATATCAGATCCTAATATTGAATTGAAGAATCTTTCCGTTGGAATAGTTTCTACAATATTTCTTACTGATCTGCGAATTGCATTTTCATTTTTTAATATTGGCAGATCCTTTGTTACTGGATGAGGTTCAAAGGATAAACTGATATCTTTAAATGATCTGGATATCCTTTGAATTGCCATCGAATAAAAGTTTTTTATTTATTTATACTTACTTCCAGGAAGAACCATAGTTTGGTTCGGTTCCGTAGGTCCAGTCATCGTAATCTTCGTCATTACGAATTTTTTCATGAAGTTCCTGCTGTTTTTTGAGATCATGTTTTGGTGCGGTATCGTGCATAACTTCTTGAATCACTCTTGTGGGTGGCACTTTTTCATAATCTGTAATCAATCTTGATGTTCCCCACATCTCTCTCATGTAATTTTTGTCTCTATCCACGGGTAAATTTGCCATTTTTTGCTCCTGTTTTAAAGTTAAAACAGAACTTTTATAAAGGAGGTTCCTATCTCCCTGTATTATTTAACGATTTACTTCTCGTAGATTATAATTGTAGGAATTTAGGTATTTAAGTAACTCAATTACAACAAGTCTAGGATTTCCTTCACCACAGGTATATACGTCAATTGCCACACAACCATTTTCTGGCCATGTGTGGCATGATACGTGACTTTCGGAAAGAGCGATGACAATAGTACATCCCTGAGGAACAAAACAATGGGAAAAAATGTTTAAAATTGTCATTTTTGCACGAGTAATACCTTTCTCCATTGCTTCTTGGAGTGATATTACGTCGTTTAGTATTTTAAAATCTACATCGTACACCTCTAAAAGGAGATGTGTTCCCATTGAATACTGTTCCAATTATAATTTCAATAAAAACTTATTTATTTACGATTTTCCTTGCCCTCGGTATTTTTTTCTTGCTTTATTTCGTGATGTTGAGGAATATTTTGTATTTAAACCCATTCCTTGCTTTGTTTTTTTGGGAAAAGATTCAATTTCTTGCTTACCGCCGGATGATTTTTTGATTGCCATGGTTATTCTCCTATAATTTCGGTTTCAATTTCGTTTGGATTTGGAGAACCTGTCTGATAAAACTCAGCTGCCAGGTCCTCTATAACATTAAAATACTCTTCTTCCGAGAGATTTGAGTATATTTTTCTACCATTACATAGAATATTATATACTTCTTTCATTTTTTCAGATAATTCGTGTTTTTTCGTGCCCGACTCGAATGCGAGGGTCACACCAAATCTCAAATCCTGCTTCTTTTGCGTCTAAACAGAAAGATACGTCCTCTCCACACATATCCTGAACCTCTCCGGATTCAAAAACTTGCATTTTTGGAGCAAACCATGGATATTTCATTTCGGAGTGTTCAAAAACTCCTTTTTTAATGAGTAACCAACCAAAACCGGCATAATCCACCGTAAATGGTTTGCGTCTTTTGCTGATACTATCAACTGTTTCGTGATTCATGACTCCACCATTATTGCGGAAGTCATCTTCTTCCATCCAGTGAGCGACAGATGTGGTATGACCGTCTTCTGTGGCGTACCAACCGGAGGCAATATCCTTATTCATTAGAACAAGTTGCCAAAACTTTTCACTACTGAATACAATATCTGAGTCAATCCATAATTGCCAATCATAGTTTAGTTTTCCGTCCCATGGAAGTTGATCCGGACCTCTCAGAACATTTGCTCCAAGGCATTTGCAACGAGCAAAGTTTACCATGGAAGAATAGTCTTGAGAAATCTGAATACTTGCTCCGGACTGAACTAGATCAAAGCAGAGTTGTACAAAATTCTTAAGATAGGTATAGGATACTCCTCTTCCGGGTAAACAGAATACTATTGATTTTCCTTTTACTATTTCTTTTGCTAAGTTATAGTCCCATTCTGGTTGACTATCTGATGTAACGGGCGATTTTGCCTTTACTGTGAATCCTTTTGCCATAAAATTACAATACTCAATTCTTTATTATAACAGATTATCTATAAGAGGTCAATCATCTCTTTCTGAAATCACAATTTCATCACCTTCGAGTCTTATTTTGATTTCGGTATCTTCATACCAAGAGAGATCATTCATAATTTGTTCGGGAACGATTATAAAGTATTTTCCTGTAATTGGATCGACCTGTATGGAGTCAAAAATTTCTCCGGAATTTTTTTTCATGTCTTTGTATTTTGTGCTACCTTTTATGAATTATATAGTACTGAAAAATTTTTTAAGTGAGATCGGTATTTATAGGTCGATCTGGGTCGTTTATAGCTTATACGGTCCCTATAAAATATAAACAACCCCCCCGGACCCCTGTCTATACACGAACGAACATAAGTGCGCCCACACGCATATACGAAAAGGGAGAGGATTGCGCCTCTCCCAGTATATCCTACCACCCGAACTTGGTCGCGCAGATAGGACCAATCCCCCGCTCAATACTGCGCGGATCGGTTAACTCCCGCCCGCAACATGAGCACTCCCCGCTAACCTTACCGTAGCGTATTGCTGCGCTAAGGGGATCATTGGCGGCGCCCATTATGATCTCTTTAACTGTATCCGACAGGCGCGAATCGCAGCCCTGAGGTGTAACTTTCCCCAGGTACTTTGGTTTCATCCCATAATCGCCCTGTTCAAATTCGGTTTGAGATGTAACCCAAAGTGCGCTAAGATCGCGGTTTGGCTTAACATTAACACCCTCGAATCGTAGAGTTAGGCGCTTGGCGCCCTTAGACTTTGCTGCCTCGAAGGCATTAAACAGTGCCTCAAATTGCGAGGGTTCGTTAGATTTAACCGGCGCAACCTTAACATTATCAATCGCCAATTTATGCGCCCAAGCGTATTGTGACGCAGACAGTTTGTTAAATTTTTGCGCAAGATTCTGCGCAAAGTTAGAGCGCATCCCGCGCAGAGTTTCTAACACTTTCGCATCGCTAAGTGTAGAGGTGAAATTGATAGTTTCCCCCCGCGCAGTTACAGTAAAGTTCTGCGCGGCAACCGGTTCAGAGTTGGCAAGGTCAAACTCTAGGTTTGCCGCTGCCTGCGGATTTGTGCCATGTAGTCCGCGCAGAACCCGCTCCAGTAGGGCGTCAGTCTCATTGTGGCGGGCAGCGGTGGCGGTGGTGGTGGTCATGGGGAAACCTTACGGGACCCCTAAATTGTACCACCTAGGGCGCCCAACCGCAAGCAATCTGGAAAAGTATAGCTAACTCTACGCAAGTTTAATATATTATTATTGCTTGGCAGGATGGGTGACCTGGTTTGTATCATCACGCCGCCCGCGTTCGTTTGATTGTCCCCATACTGTAGCACCGGGATGGGGGATCCCGCGACCCCCCTTGTGGAACTTAACAGATCGTCACACGGCGGTCCGCGCCGCAAGGCAAGCGCCCCAGAATCCAACCCAGGACTCGCCCTCCTGGCGCTCTAGAGTGCCCCAAGCGGCGCGGGCAGCGGCACGGCGACGGGCGCGGGGCATGGTGGCACTGGGGCACTGGCGCAGGGTGTGAAAGTCTGCCACGGCGGCAGCGGAGGCGGAGGCGGGGAAGTGGAAGATCACGGGTCGCGGTGCAGTTGACTCTTAAATTCTAGGAGCGGCGGATCCCCACCGTGGATCGAAACCAGAAAAAACCCATCAGCGATCCTAATGTATCAAACCGTTAAAATGCTTGACATGGGCCCCGGATTCCAGTAGAATTCTAGAGTACCGCACCTGCCTTGAAATAGTTGGATATAAAGAAAGAAAAAAAGCGTTAAGTATAACTTAACGCTTCGCAGTTAGATATGCGCTTTGCGCCATTCCTCAGGTAATTGTTTATATTTTTCCCTGAAATATGCCGCGATCTCAACTGCACTTGAGACGCCAACATAGGCGCCTGCCCTATACATCGCCCACTCAATCTGGCGGGTTTCGATGTTAACAGCGGGAGAGAAAGTTCTTGCCATAAACTATAAAGAAAGAAAGAAATGGGAAAGTGTAAAGAATGGGGGGATGATTGGTCCCCCCTTAAGTATAACTTAGTGTGCCAGATAATCCTCCCAAAATTCAGCACCAAACTCTAGAGAATTGACCAGGTTGTCATAAATTACCTGCCCGTTTTCGGTCAGGGAATCATACCCATTCCACGCCATTCCGGGGCGGAAATAGTTACTGATACGTGACAACTTAGCGTAGAGTTCACTACACTGCCCGCCGTGATAATCGGCGCAGAAAGCATAATGGGCGGATACTATGTCGAATCGGTCGAAATACATGAGTCTAGAAAGTGTAGAGGAAAGTGTAAAGAATTGGAGGGGGATTGCTCCCCCTTAAGTGTAATCTAGACGCAATATCTCCCAACTACGATACGCTCACAGGATTCAATTATCTTAACTACAATCCCGCTGAAAAACGTTTCATTCAATATACCTTGCCATCCGTCGCGCAAAATATCACCCTCGGTGCGCATAAAGTCTGCCAGAGTGTACACTTGCCCCCGATAGTTGAAGAACATCGCATAGGCATAGTCGAAATCTTGATCTTCCATCCAATCATACTCGGCGCGGAGTTTAGTATACTGGGCGCTGGAAAGTTGGAACGCGCTGATGAGATCGCGGGGAACGTTGTTAGTCTTGACGGTGATAGTGGACATGTCAGCGGTGCGTTTGACTTCATCACAATAAACCCTAGGACCGGATCCCGCAACCCCTAAACTGTAGCGTCCTGATACCAAAATCGAAACTCGTTTGATCAGCAACGCTAATGGTTCGAGACTCGCGGTTGGGCAGCAGACCGACTAGACTATGGGAACAACAGAAGAGGGAGCGCAGAGAGCGCGATGATACAAATCTAGTAACTCACCCTGCCATGGTATAATCTCGTAAAATATAAAGAATAAAGAATCAATTAAATGTAAAAATATAAAGAATAACAAATCGAATCATTCTTTATATCTTTATACTTAGTTAAATGTAATTTTATACTTAGTTAAATGTAAAGATATAAAGAATTAGACAGGACTGAATGTAAAGAATAAACCACACCACTGACAATAAATTACATTCAATCCTGAGTAGTTCCTTATATCTTTAGATCTTTAGATCTTTATACCAACCTCGCAGGACTTCCGCAAGAGATATAAAACTCTACCATACGTTTTGCCTCTTCTAACGTATTAAATGATTGTCTGCGCCATTCACAATCGCCATACGGAATCTGATAAGTTACAATAAACATGATGATGTAATGCGTGTCGAGATGATGTAATGAATGTGTGTCGAGATGTATGATATGTTATGATATGATACATCTCACGAGATGTGTATGTAATCTCGACGAGATTTGTGTATATTCTCGTCGAGATTTGTATCTTTATATCTACTTTGCTGCCGCCCAGTTCATCACTTCCAGCATCTCTTCAGTTGTTACCCAACCCCTAACTTGATCACAATCGGGACAACCAGGGAATCCAGTTACAAACTCACCATCAGGGGCGATGACGGCAATCTCAGCATCAGGAGAATTGTGATCGCTCCACACTTTAACAGTGTCACCAACTTCTAGATCGGAAAACCTGTTTTCAAACCTGTTTTCACAGTAGTTACCAGCGCCAAACATAACGCTGACGGTGAAACCGTTCGGGAAAGTTGTTTGGAATCCCTTTTGAGCGAAAGTCTTAAACATGGTCGGGTCCGGCGGTTGACTTGTTAAGTATAGGAGATGGATGGGGGGTCGCGGGACCCCCCGGTGACACTTAACAGATTGTCACACCTCCACCGATTCGATGTCACCGTGGCGCCGAGCATGGGCGATCAGCGACCCCCAGGAGACGCTGGAACGTGCTTCCGGGTCCCCCAGAAGGTCAAACCACTTAGCAGCGGTCGCATCGTCTTCGACGGCGAACCTGTATACCTTGGGACTGGTGCGCCACTGGATCAGCGCATCATAAGCGTCGGTGCCATCAGCAGCAGGGACCAGTTCCAGCATCTTGATGGCGCCGGACTCTTCAGGGGTGAAGACCCAGGAGACTTTCAGGGAGTGGGCGGTGAGCGTTGCGGGCATGGTCGGTTTTGTTTGGAACTCCCATATCCTAGACCATTGGGAACCCATCCGGACGGTCCAAACCTGAAGAAAACCTGAAGAAAACCTGAAGAAACCAATTGTTAAGAGTTGCTAAAATGCTTGACAGGGGCCCCGGATTCCAGTAGACTTGATCCGTACCCACCCTGCCCTGAAATAGTTAGATATAAAAAAATATAAAAAAAGAAGGGCACTAAGTATAACTTAGCACCCTTGAGTTTGCTATACTAACTCAGGCAAGTCTCATACCAGAGAAGAAAGGAATCACACCGTTGCCGGCATAATTTAAGAACCACTTAAAGTTCTTTTGGAATACACCTTCGCCAGGCAATCCGTGAGCGGAAAGTATAGCGTTGAGGCGACTCTTTGTTGTGTTTGACTGATACCCACCATCAAACAATTCGATAGAGTGAGAACCTACCCGAGCAATCAAATTGCCGTGAAGATATACATCAGAAACATCAGTTCCACTATAGTAAATCACCTCAGTGTTATCTTGCTTCCAATCAATTTTGTTATTGATCGCAGCGTTCATCTGGCGTTCGATTTTGCGCATGGTCGGTTCCGGTGTGGTTGACTTGTTAATCTTAAACGATGGATGGGGGATCCTGCGATCCCCCAGGTGACACTTAACAGATTGTCACAGACCCAGGAAGCGGGCGATCCGCTCACGCTTGCGAAGCGGCATCAGGCGCTTATAAGAAACGATGCGACGATTGCCGATCTTAAGATCATACCGACGCACCAAACCTTTGCCTGCCATCTCTTTAAGCATCAGGCACAGACTTGTGCGGGCAGCATTACTCAAACCCAGCGCGGACTTAATCTCCGGAGAGTTAAGACCGTGAACTTTCTTGTTGCTATCCATAGGCAATACAGAGAGAATCGCCCACTGGTAGGTAGCACCAAAAGATTTGGGATTGGTGATGGTGGTAGAAAACATTTGACTGAGTGATTGACTACCCCTAAAGAATCTCACAGATTCGACGGCAGGTCAAGGGGTTTCGATCAGTTCCAAAAGTGGCACAAGACCCCCACAGAAGCGGCAGCAAGGTCGCTATACTATAGGAAAGCAAGAGAGGGGCGGGAACCCCGACGACGACCACTTATAGGACACTCACCCTGCCAAGGTATAATTCAGTAAAATATAAAGAATAAAGAATCAAATTGTTGTTTTATACTTTATACTTAGTTAAATGTAAACAATAAAAATCAAATCCTTATTGTATTCTTTATACTTAGTTAAATGTAAAGAATAAAAGAGAGAGTTAGAATCATAATCCTAACTCTCTTGTTTGTTTGTTATACAGGAGAGAGAATGATAGCGTCCTGATGCTTATAATGTGTCAAAGTGTTAATTACACCTTGCTCTGTCATCGGTTTGCGACAGACTGGTAAACCTTTCTCCCATCCCGTAGCAATCCATCCCGCACTTGTCTTGTCAAATGTAACAGACTCACCCGTGATCTGTATGTAACGAATGTTATTGAGATTCATGATGATGATGTAATGATGTCGAGATGTAATGATGATAATGAATGTATGTGTATCTCGACGAGAATGTATGTGTATCTCGTCGAGATTTAACTATAATCTAGTCGAGACTAGAAGTCGAAAACGTCTCCGTTAATCTCGGCGCGATTAACTTTAGGATCATTCCACTTTACACCGTCAGGAGTCTCTTTAGTGCCACATTCGTAGAACAATTCCAGCAATTCTTCATAGCAGCAGACATCATTTTGCTGAATGTAATCCTGGACCGATTCATCATTCTCAATCCACAAGACCACATTCCAGGTCTCATAATTGGTCCAACCGTTATAGGTTTGGTCGGTCAGGCAGGTCTGGTAGGTTGCGGTCATCGGTCGGTGTCGTTGGTGGTTGACTTGTTAAGTATAGGGTCTTGGGGGGGAAAGGTCAACCCCCCGAACCATTAGTGTTACTTATGAGTTTGGACGGTTTGATACTGATATAACTTAATGCCTGCTTTTACACCATCGATGATATACATCCACATCAACAAAGAAACAACCAAAACAAAACTATAGGAGAAGATTTTGGGGATTTTAGTCATGATTGTTTCAGTTAAATTGGGAGATCCATTCGGTGACTTTTTTCTGTGCAATCTCAAAAGAATTACACTTACACTTACGAAACTTGGGCATTTCAAAGTGCTTTGAGATCAGTTCAAGTTTTCCTTCACGAAAACAAAAGATTCCATAATGTGCATTATGAAAGATATTGAACTTCCAATCTTCAGGAGATTCAACTGCAACTTTAAGAAAGATTGAAGTAGAACCACCTAGAGAAGATTGATCAGTCTTAAAATACATTTGAGGTGTCGTGGTGGTTGACTTGTTAAGTATGGCACCCCTTAGGGGTCTTTGGGGTGCCTCTTGTGCCACTTATGCGACTGGCACATCAATTAGAGGGAAAGTTAGCACAAACAGAATCACACAGAGTTTTTATCAATTCATTCTGTGCGACAACGTATTCATCGCCCCATGTATCCCAGAAGAATCCTTCAATGATACATTCAATGTCGCTCATGAGTTGTTCACGAGCACTCAACATTTCAAGTTTGGGATTCATTTGCGGAGAGGAGAATTGAAGTAGGAACGAAATACTGAAACCACGATGATTGCGGTGGAGATGACACCAATCAACCCGAGGTAGGTTACAGCGTCACCAGTGAAACTAAGCGAGTCAGGAGTCATTTTGTGTTACGGGAATGAATGGAATTGGGATCAAATGGACCCACTTGATTGAGATCCTCAGCATAAAAGAGAGTGCCGAAGAATACAATTACAACGGCACTAATGATAAGAGTCATAATCAAAAATCGTAATCAGCAGCGAGATAACCATCAAAATCGAACTTCTCTTGTTCTTCTTGAAGTTCAAGAATGTCAAAGATTTCACCTGGAGTTTCTTGAATCTCGTTCCAAAGTTCGTCAAACATGATCGTGATTTGGTTGGGACTTGTTAAGTGTAATGGGTCGAGAGGGGGATCGGCGTCCCCCTTGTGCCAGTTTAGTAACCGTTCAGGAAGTCTGCGAGTGCTTCCTTGTACTCTTCCTCCGTCTCGAAGGTCCTAAGACCTATGGTGCAGGGGAAGGTCTTCCTAGGGGCAGGAGTGCGGCACTCAGCGGCACTGTAACCCTTCTCCATCAGGTGCTGAACGTAGGGATTGGATTGAGTCATGGTCTGGTGTGATTGACTCCGTAATCCTACACCATCGAGCACCCCTACCGCGAGTCGAAACCTTAAGAGATCCGGAAGAACCCGAATGTGACAGATCGTGAAATTGCTTGACAGGGCACCCGGATTCCAGTAGACTTCTAGAGTACCGACCCTGCCCGGAAATAGTTGGGTATAAAGAATATAAAAAAAACTTAAGGATGGATGATTATAATCTATGTGTCCCACATAACAAATATAATAAAAAGGCAAGGACACCACTCCCTGCCTTATACTATCCACCCACACATGTTTATATAATAGCACCACAGGAGTAACTTTTCTTAATAGTAGGGGCAAACACCATTCCCCTAAATAGTATAAAATGATTTAAATAAAATGTTCGAGCATCCAACTCATAAAGGTTATTATGTCACAGAGGATGGAAAAGTAATAGGAAAAAAAGGAAACTATTTGAAATCATATATCTGCCCTAAAGGTTATTTAAAAATGAAAGTTAATGGAGTGAGTAGATTAGTTCACAGATTAGTTGCCGAAACATTTATTCCAAATCCAAATAATTTACCTCAAGTCAATCATATTGATAAAGACAAAACAAACAATAACATTTCAAACTTAGAATGGTGTACCGATACATACAATAAACATCACGCAATAGGTAAGATAGGAATAATATACAAAATATTTAAGAATGGAGTTTCTTATACAGAAACAAATAATTTACATGAATTTGCGAAAGAGCATAATGTATCAAAATCAAGAATGTATAATATCATAGGAACAGGAAAAGAATGTAAAGGATTTAAAGTAGAGGTGATTATGATATGATGTCGAGATGTATGATATGATGTGTTATGTCTCGTCGAGATTATACACACATCTCGACGAGATTTGATTCAGTTAGAACGAAGAACTGAATACATAACCATCCACGAAGTCGTAATCATATGACAGATTCTGCTCCCAAGTTGCTTCCCAATCTACTACAAGAAACGCTGGAACATCACCAATATTATTGTAATACTCTTCCGCAAAGTCTGCACCAGAATCATAGGCACCATAGTAGGCATCTTCAGTATGTTCGGCATAAGAAACCCCATGATAGTCGATAAAGGCATCAACTACATCATAACCAATGTGCTCGCCCGCTTTAATGTAATCATCATAGAATAGAACGAAGTCAGTCTCACCGTGCTCATCAATAAACTTGAGAGCATCATCTAGGTCATACTCACCTTCGATACAGTTTTCTTCGATGAACTCAACGGTTTGGGGTTGAAGAACTTCTTTGTAGTTAGTAGTCATCGTGGTAGTCATGGGGTGAATTGCTTGAGTACGAATGTAGAATAACAGGGTTGGAGCAGGAAGTCTAGGGGTTCTGTGCCAGTTCCTAGACTGTCACAATTTCGTGAAGAAATACTTCTGCTTCACTCTGACCTTGGTTATACTGAATCAGTGCGATTTCATCATTGATTTGTTGAAACGAAACAATTGTATAATCAATACCTTCAATTGGATCGGGGTCATTCCAAATCAGATTTGCCATTGGGATTTCTCAAGTACGAATGTAGAATAACAGGGTTTGAGGCATCCCACAAGGGGTTCTGTGCCACTTTCGCAACTGGCACCCTACCGGGCACTAATGCGAATAGTTTCCATCAACATCATCGATAGATCCATGCGATTATCTTCATCAATCAAAGGAATGTTCTCTGCGACATAATCACTAATCAATTCCATCATAATTTCTGTTATACGATCATCCTGATATATGAAGGATGCCATATCATCCTTAAATCCATCACGCAGAAGTTTGAGTGATTTTGTAACCGAGTCTTGTTGTGTCATAATAATCAGTTGGTGAGGAGAGTAACTTCAGTAACGTCGATGTTTTGCTTGAGAAGTTTATCATTGAACTTCCTTCGTTTAGCATTAGTATCTAAACAAGAAAGAGAATCAATCACAACTTCTATTGAAGGTGCGTTCTCATAACTAAACTTAACTTTGTAGTGATTCATAATGAGTTGGGAACAATGGTAATATATCAGGCATCAGGGGCACCCACAAGCGCCCCTGTGCCACTTCCTAGACTATCACCATATCAACTGCCCTTTCTACCTTAAAGTTTCCTCCTGGACCACACACTACAGAGTAAGGAATTGTACCGAACTCTTGAATTACTTCCCAATCCTCATGATTCACGCGAATGAGTACAGCACCATCCATCTCTGGATCCTGAAGATGACCATTATAGAATCCACAGGCATAACCAATTGTGCCACAGTGTGCGAATTCATTAAAGAATCCGTGTTCGTTGGTGCCGAAACCAATTACTCGATAGGTAGTTCTGGTAGTCATGGTCTGTTGGTTGGGTACGAATGTAGAATAACAGGGATTGGGGGTCCTTGGGAACCCCCTGTGTGCCAGTTTAAGCGGTGACCTCCATCCATTTAATTCCATTACGGAAGATAATCATAGGATCTCCATGATCATCAACCGACCAATCAAAAGCAACATCAAGTGCATGATCTTCTGATGTAAAGAACTCCATGTCTTCAGGATTAGACTTAGGAGCAACAGACCAGGAAACGAATGCCATTTGTTTGTTTGGTTGACTTGTGAATCCTAAGGCACCCAGAGCGGGTCTTAGGTGCCTTCTGTGCCACTTATGCGATTGTCACAGTGCCATCACCAGGTTCGCTACTCTTTCCTCACCGGGGAGTTCTTCTAATCGATGTGAGATATTCTCGAACTGCTGGATGATGTGAAGGTAATATGCCGACAGATGTAGATCCTCAGCGTCATATAGATATAGTGCCTGTTCCTTATCACAAAGCGCAGAGATAATGTCTAGAACTTCACCAGAAGTCAGGGAGATGGTAGTCATAATCAGTGAATTGGTGTCGAACATATGTAATATAACCCCTGCGGCAGAATGCCACAAGGGTCTCTGTGCCACTTTAAGAACTGGCACAATCATACTTGACAGGGGTATAAGGTTATGTTATACTATCATCATGCATAATGCCTATACGCCATATCCTGATAATCGTGTGAGTCTCGCGCATAATCTTCGTCGAGTTCTTCTTCGAGCTCGCCGTATTCTGTCGTATATGTATAGTCGAAGTCGTAGTCGTCGTACATAAGGTGTTCCAGAATGTATATGTATTATAGCATGTATCTCGATGATACGCAAGCTCGTGTCGAGATACACACCTGTATATATGTTCTCGAATGATATGATATGCTTATGTGTATCTCGTCGAGACTTATGATACTTATGATGTATTCTCGCGCATTCTCGTCGAGATTATATGATGATATGATTATGTCTCGTCGAGATGTATGATATATTCTCGTGTGTATCTCGTCGAGATTATATGAGACTTATGTGTATTCTCGCCAGTTCTCGTCGAGATTATATGATGATATGATTATGTCTCGTCGAGATGTATGATATATTCTCGTGTGTATCTCGTCGAGATTATATGAGACTTATGTGTATTCTCGCCAGTTCTCGTCGAGATTTTATGCGAGACTGTGAAGTTTTATGGCGGTCCTCTTGACTTTTTCGCGTTCTTGTGGTAGAATGTCGGCTTAACTCACAAGACCCAGACACCTTCTTATAAGACTCTAGAAGGTTTCTATAAGACTTTCTACTATTCTTATACTCATAAAGACTTTATGCGTATAGAAGCATAACAAATAGTTTTCCACAGGTTTTCCACAGGCACATTCACAATATGTCTCAAAAAGCACATAAAATAACCAATATTCTATTATACATAAAAAAAAGTATAATAGTATCAATATGTCTCAGGACGTTACAAGAAGGATTTCTGACATCGAAGGAATGGAAACCTATAAGTTTTACTTCGCAACCATCAATGGAGACATCTACTCAAACAAACACAAAAGATTAAGAAAACTTAAGATACACTCGGTAGGTAACAATAGACATTATCGTGTGGTTCAACTTTCTGATGGTAAAGGTAATACTAAATCCTTTTATGTTCATCAAATCATTTGTAAGGCATTCCTACCCAATCATACCGACTCCTGGGGTATTAGGCATAAAGATGGTGACGTAACCAATAATGCTCTTGAGAACCTAGAATGGTTGGGTAGAAAAAAGGAAAGAGATGGTGTCATGGGGTTAGACACCGATAGACTCGAATTAAATGAGAACCTGAGTGATTACATTAAACTAGTACATCTATCAGCAATCAAAAAAGGTATTCCTGTTCCCGACACTTATGAGTTCTTTCATGGTATCTTAAATGAATCACTGAATGAATACATCAATCGATTTGGTCTGAAGAAAACTATGTATCAGATAGAGAACTCTTGATACTCAATAACTTCCATATTATTCAAATCATAAACCTCACAGGATTCATTAAAGATTCCTGTAAAGATCCAATCATCGGTTGCTATTGTTTGATCTCCCTTCAGTGCTACATATTCGGTTGGAGAAATTTCCTCTGTATGATACCAAATATCAACAAAATGATTTGAATTAAACTCATAAAACTTGATTATGTTGTTATCCCAATCTTCATGATGAGGATCTGAAAGATTCTTCCATTCATTAAACTGTTCTACATTGTCAAAGACCAATTCTTCATACTTTGTGATCTTACGAATTACTGTAATTTGATTTTCATCTCCAAGTTTTTTTCCCGTCACAGTAGAACTAATACCGTTTGTCATTGGAATGAGGTGTGAATTACCTTGTTATTATAAGGAGTTTGGACGGCGTATGTAACGTCTTGTGTGCCACTTGAAGAACCGTCCACCGAACTCAACCTCCACCATAAACATAAGACACAACACCCGCTGGATGATTCACATTCTCAATCACCTTAAAATCTGCGGTATCAAACTCTCTTTGTCGTTCTTTATTTGAATAATCACTACCAGTACCAAACTTCTCTATAAAGATTTGCCTACACTGTTCTGTTGATTCCGCTGCGATGACTGCCATACCAGAAGTGTAATCGTACAGTACGTCATTAAGAATGTAGAGATTCATTTGTCTTGAAGATAATGTAGAAGAATAATTTGCAGTGCTCCTAAAGAGTATGCGACAAGTACCAGAATACCACAGGTCATTCAATTACTTCAGCAATAGTTTCAACATCCCAACCCGGTAGGATATCATGCATCCATTCCATATGTTCATCAAATTCAGAATCTTCTAACTCAAGAACACGATTGATTCGCTCACTCACTGCGAGTGCCTCATCTTTTGTATCAAACTTTAAAAGACAAGTTTGTGTTTCCGTAACTAAAACATTGTAGGTCATTAGTTTTCCTCAGAGTAAAGTTTCCATGAGTCGGCATAAAGTCCAAGTTCTTCACATCGGACTTCATACGCAATTCGTTGAAGCAAACGCAGATCCATATTCTCCACCTGCTGAATGATAGAACGACGGATTTGCTTGTCTTGAGTGGTGTCGGTGATCATTGTTTTTGTTGATTACCCTTGTATTATAAGGGCACCCAGAGAGATTCTGAGTGCCGGGAGTGCCAGTTGTTAAAGTGTCACTTGTTCATTTGCAAAGTGGGAACAGGCATCCCACCCTCAGTAGGAACATAGATTGTCACATTACCATTCTTAGAACCATCTTCGAGTCCAGTAATATACAGATACTGAAGATACTCACGGTTATCTTTTAATGAATCACCGATGATTTGGTTTGCTTTAGCAACACCACTAGCACGAATCACTTCAGCATCAGCAAGTTGTTGTGCCGAATCTTTCTTTGCTTGTGCCTCCAGAACTGCTACTTGACGAGTGTATTCTGCCTTTTGTAATTCTGCTTTACCCGATAGAGATTGCGACCACACATTATACATTGGTCCACCCACAAAGACAAGACCAACGAGAACAACACCTCCAATAAAACAAAGAGAAATAAGGGGGTCAATAAATCCGTTTTGATTTTTCATAATTTATCTCAGTAATAAAATGACTTCAAACTAGAACGATGTCGCCATGAGCGCGAGCAAGATTCACCAGACTGCCCCAGGAGGTCAAGGAGCACACTTCCGAGTCGTTCATGATGCTATACCACAGTTCAGCAGTAGCATCGTCCTCCACCTCATAGCGATAGACTTTATCAGAGGTACGATAGGAGATCATAACATCATAGGAGTCATTACCATCGGCAGAAGGAACAATTTCCATCATACTCACAGCACTGGACTCTTCTTTGGTGAAGGTACGAGCGATGACGAAGGGATGACGAGTTGCGGTAATCATAATTTGTGTTTTTAAGTAAGATGGGGCGGAACTGTTCCGCTTGTGTTTATTATAAGGGCATTATGGGGTCTCTGGAGTGCTCTGTATGCCAGTTATTAAAGTGTCACCCTCTGACATTTCCTATTGTCCTTCCTGTCTTTGGATTCATCTTTGATCCTAATGCCTTTGTATAGATCTTATCTCTTTTCTTTGCACCTTGCTCTCTATTCTCACCCGACAACACACCTTGAGGAGTTGCCGAACCTTTATCACCTGGTTTTGCGCCTGCTTTCTTCAGAGTATCGGGAACAGCACGAACTTCTCCTGTGAAACTTTTTGCTCTTGAGATTAAGTTATCCGGATCATTCTTACGATGGCGGATACCCTGCGAATGAATAGAAACATCATGAACTGGTTTGGGTGTCCTATCACCACCTAATTGTTTTCTCAATGCTCTTGCCTTTATCACTCTTTCTTGTGTTGGTCTTGGTTTTTCACCACCTCTGCTGGATACTCTTTTTGATGGTAGATTATTACTTGCATAATCACTCTGATTCTTAAATGTTTCTACATTTGTGGCATGATATTTTGACGAAGATGCCTGATAATCTTGTTGAGGAAATGAATCTTTAGTTGGCGGTGTCTTAAATCCTGCTTTTTTTAATGCTACCTTATCTACAGTACGTTGTCTTTGTCTACCACGCGAAAACTTATTTTTGAATGGTCCTTGGGATGCTAATCTTCTTCTACCTCTTTCGGGTGATGAAGACTCACATAATTCCATGAACTTCTGAAAGGTAATCATTGAAATACTTTTTTTAAGTATTTATTGAATGGATTGATTCCTGTTCGTAATGTTTTCTGAAACTGTTCTAAACCTGGATTTACTGCATCCAATTTAACATAAAGAACTAGTGGTATATGACCAAAATAAGATTGTAACCAAGGGCACAACCAGACCTTTTCATACAATGTAGTGTCTAAGTATACAGAACCTTCTTCATTCGTTTCTTGAAGTTGTAGTTCTGTATCATAATTCTCAAACAGTTTTGTGGATGCAATCACATTCAACCTATCCTGAGATACTGCTGGTCTACTCATATCAATCTCAAAATACTCATTAAGAACCATCTCCGTACCATTACAGAGTGGTTCTTTTATTGTATCATTATGAGTATGATCAAATACCCAAATGGTGTTTTGTTTAACCGCTGTGAATTCAATTTTCATGATTTTACTTAATAATTGGCACACTGAAACTTACCTTGATTAAAATTAGCATGAGAGAATACTTCACGATTCACAATTTTATACATTCCAAACTCATTTGTCATGACATAACCCTCCGCATCAATTCGATCATAACCAATATAAGCACCAGGACCATCATTACGACAGATAAAGAGGCAATCTTCTTTGATAGTTTTAATCAGAATCCACAAACGAATCAGATTAGGATCACACTCGAAATCATCCTCATGAATTCTCATACCAGCGCGAATACGAGCATTAATTTGTTTTTTAATTTGTGCCGCTTCCTTATCAGTTGCGAATCGAGTGGTGGTTGCAACTTGCCGGGCAAACTTACATACATCCTCAACATCAGCGAAGGATTCTTGATTATAAAGAATATATGCGTTTGGTTTGACGAACTTCACAGTGTCAGTATCATTCCAGATAGCGCGGTCAGGCATCGCAACAGCATCACGAAGATCATTCTTCGCATAATAACAGGTATGCGGAGCGATGATGATATTTTGAGTGACAATCTCCGGAAACTTATAAGTGATAGTGTTAGGAGTGTATTCATCACTACCACCTTCACCAATAAAATCACCTTGATAGATGGTTTCCGTACAGGGCAGATAATCAAAGCAAAGATGTAGGATCTTCGCTACTTCACCCTGATGATTTGTATCAATCTCTTCATGAGAATGATTGATTTTGATTTTAACTTTGTTGAATACGGATTTTGTGCCAACAAAGAACCTACCCGTGGCAGGATTGGTGCCCCATACAATCGCAGGAGAACCATCAATCTTAAGACTGAGAGTGCCAGGAGTTACGAACCAATCAAGAACAGAAAGATCACCCGTAAGGATAGAGTCTTCTGGGTGAGACAGATGTGTGTTTTTCATACTGACATTATAAGGGTATTATGGGGGCTCTGGAGTGCCCTGTGTGCCAGTTGTCAAAGTGTCACCCTTGCACTGTTCCCATTGTTTTTCCTGTCTTTGGATTCATCTTTGAACCCAATATCCTAGTATAAATCTTGTCTCTTTTCTTTGCACCTATTTTACTATTTTCTCCTGGCATCACACCTTGAGGAGTTGCTGAACCTTTATCACCTGGTTTTGCACCTGCTTTCTTCAGAGTATCAGGAACAGCACGAACTTCTCCTGTGAAACTTTTTGCTCTTGAGATTAAGTTTTTTTGGTCATTTTTGGATATGGTTTCATCATCAGCACCAATGGAAACATCATGAACTGGTTTGGATGTCCTATCACCACCCATCTGTTTTCTTAATGCTTTTGCATGAAGAACTCGTTTTGCAGTTGGTATTACTACATAACTTTTTCTTTCACCAGAGAATGGTTGTTTTCCGGGCATATTATTTTTTGCATAATCACTTTGATGCTTGTAGGTTGCTACATTTGTTGTGTGATAATCTGAACTGGAAACTTCACGCTCTTGTGGATAGTGATATTTATTTGGTGATCGTTTGAATCCTGCTTTCTTTAATGCTGCCCTATCAGAAGTAGATGCGTTCTTCCTACTAAGAGAATACTTATTTTTCAATGGTCCTTTAGGTGCCAATCTTCTTCTACCTCTTTCGGGGGATGAAGATTCGCATAATGCCATAAAATCCGAAAAGGTCATTTGATCTTCCCATTCATCATAATCTTCATCATCACGATTTTTACCCCATTCAACCTCAACTTTTGTCCTCCTTGGATTCAGAGGTTTCAATCTACTTTTACCCTTTGCCTTTTGTTTTGGTGATTTTTCTCTACCAACTTGTGCAAATTGATCCCCATCATTATCCAATTCACCAAATCCTGATTTTTTGTATATTTCAGATCTTCTATTGATTGGTTTTTCCCTACCTCTATCGTCAAGAGACCTAATAGGAGTATTATGAACAATAGATCCTTTGGGTAGTCGGTGAGAAACGTGTGTGCTCCAAACTTTTTTAGCAGTTCTTGCAAGTTTAACTCTTTCTTTAGGACTAAGTTGAGTCTTATTTTTATCGTGCCCCCATGATATGGTTCTTACATCATCATATGGAGATTCATCGGATCTATTTACGGCAAATTTGATACTTGATGGTTTGTGATGTAAATACATATCATTTCCATCACGATCAATTTCTATTTCATCTTTTTCACGATGACCAACTTTGGAGTTTATAGATGGATTATCAGCACCATGTTTAACTTTTGTTTGAGTCAAGTCATATTGTTTTGCCCAACGATCTTGATTCTGTGAAGATTGCGAACCGATTGTTCTTGCTCTTCTACGACTCTTTTGAACTGCCTTTCCAACTGGAGTTTCTCCTGATGGCAAACGATCATCAGGTTCATAATATTTCTCTGTAAGTTCTAGAAATTGTTTGAATATTCTCATGACTCTATTGTGTTTAATCTTTTACTATATCTTCCCATTCACCAGACATTGGTTTGAGTCTTTTCTTACCCTTTGCCTTTTGTTTTGGTGATGGTTCTCTACCAACACTTGCATACTGATCTCCACCTTTATTAAGTGGACCAAAACCAGCGCGTTGATACAATTTAGCGCGAGTGTTTTTAGTTGGATTTTTATGTGTTGAATTGGAAAGTGGACTATTAACTAACGCTGAACCATGAGGAAGACGATGTTGAACATGAGTATCCCATACTGACTTTGCATCTCTCGCAACTTGTTTTTTCTCTTCATCACTCAAATTATTATTATAACCATCCTTATGATTCCACATTACACTGTGAATTGGTTTACCATCCTTTGTTTTTTGTTTAGAATTTGACACAAAATAATCAATTCCTTTAGAACTCACTCTCATTCGGTTATCTTTATCTGTATAAACATTTGCATCTGGATGCGGACTAGGATTAAAATTCGGATTATCGGCACCGTGTTTCACTTGACGATTTGATCTTTGAATTTGCTTTATGCTTCTTCCCAAATGTCTCATCGTATCCTTATGATCTGGTGCATTTTCATGTTTTCTTTTATTTCTAAAATATGAAGATCTGGATTTACCATAAGGTGTCTTACCCGATGGCAGTTTCTCATCTGGTTTATAATATCTTTCACTAAGTTCTAGAAATTCTTTGAATGTTCTCATTTTCGCCCCTAGTTTTCTCTTTCTGCATCAGAAAGTCTATCCCATCTCGATTGGAGTTTTTTAATCTTGGGACTGTTTTCAATTTCTCTTTTAGCAGACGCTCTTCTTCCTCTTTCTCCTCTTGATACTCTTTCTGGTCTCCAATTATCAGACTGAGTATAGTCATCGTACTGACCATCACCTGCATTATGTCTTCCGCGAATTCTATTTTCCTCATCTTCCATACCAGTTTCCAACTTTATCTTCTTCCTGTAAAGTTTCATTGATGGGTTCAAAGGCATTCCCCTATCATCAGTATTTCCTCTGAAAGAAACTCTGCCACCACCTTTCACTTCAAGAATTGTATCCAACCATTCATCAGACATTGATTCATAAATTGAAATTGCAGAATCATAATTATCCGTATATCCTTCTGTTACAAGATAATCAATTATTCCGTAAAACTCTTCGTTAGTTTTTCTTCTCTTTCTTCTTGCAGATACTAGATGTTGAGATGCAGTATCACGATAACGTTTTCTATTTTTAGGTGAAGTATGTTCGGCATCTGCAACAGTTTTATGTGTTTCTGCTGCTCTTTCATCAGCGTCTGCAGTTACTGCACCAGAAAATTTAGAAGAAAATACACCCTCACATAAGTATTCAAACTCATCATCATTTAATGATTCGAGCAGACACTCGGCACTCTCATAAGAATCAGCATAACCTTCTAAATACACATACTTTAAAAGTTGATGATATTTGTATGACATTTTTACAAGTTTTTTATTTATTTATAAACCCTGTTTATCATCTATTCTTTAACTATTATATCAAGTAATTCTTCAAATTCCAAATCAATTGGAGGTTCATGATACTGCTCACAGTAAATATAAATTGTTTCGGGAACTTCTCCAAAATATCCAGGTAACCAAGGACACAACCAGAGTTCCATGGAACTAAGTTTATCTTTATAAACTGAACCGAACTCATCAGTTTTAATCAGTTTAATTTCTGTGATTGCGCCATCAAATTTATCAGTATCAAGATAAAATTTAATTTTATCACCTATGATTGGTTTATTTTCATTCAGCATTTCATAGTACCAATCAATTACATTTTCAGTTCCATTGCAAAGTGGTTCATTTACAGTATTTTGATGCTTATGATCAAATACCCAACAATTATAATTTTTGTGAGCGATGATAGATAAATTCATAATTCTGAGTCAGAGTTCTATATTCACATAATAATTCATCTGGTTGTTAATGTCAAGTCCAGTGGACAGAACTCAAACTGTCACAGTCCAGATTTACTTTATTGATCCTTTAAGTCTTGAATTCTTTTTTGTATTGATGCCGAACGACTGGTTGATGTGCGAATCAGTGCATCGGAAGCATTTTGCACCAGTTTTTGCTTCTTTCTTGCAGATTTAAGAATTGCTTCTTTTTCTTGCTTTACTTTAGGTCTATACTTACCAAATGGTTTTTTCTTCAAATCTTTCATTCGTCCACTCTGAACTTGAATATCTCTTACAAGTTCACCAACTCTATTTTTGACTCTTTCTTCTTTTTCTGGTGTCAGATCCTTATACTCTTCATCAAGAATCTCATTTACCCAGTTGTCGCTGATACTCTCTGCCATAACTTCGGCACCATCAAGACTATCGGCATAACCTTCACTAAACAGATAATCCGCTACTAGATCAAACTGATTTTTAATGATATCTGAAAGTTCACTTCTTTTTATTGTTCTACTTGCCGATCTTGTTGGTGATGGTTCTCTGCCTCTTGATTCTGGTTGTGGTTCTGGTTGTGGTTCTGGTTCATCTCCTGCCAGTCTTGCTGTAATTCTTTTTAGTGCTTTCTGATCTTCTGGACGAAGACTACTCCCAGGGGTTCTTTTTAGTTGTCTTTTTTGTCTCTCTTGTTCCTTATTAAATCTTCTAATTTTTGCCGCAGACCAAGGTTTTTGAGCTCTGATTTCATTTAGTTCCTCAAACTCATCGTCACTCATTGCTTCTAAGATACAACCAGCAGAATCATAATCAACCGCAAATCCTTCAGAAATAAGAGTATCAAGAATGTATTCTATATCTTCTCTTTTAAATTTGCGAATATTGTTTCGTCCCTCTTCTCGTTCAGTTGTTCTTTTTCTAGCCTGTTGAGCATTACTCATCAATTTAGAACCAGTCTTCATTTTTTTTAATAGTGTCCCTATTTTTACTCTTGGGGGTTTACTATAATCAGGATTTTTTAATTCATCTTGTGCAATATCTGCTTGATTTGAATAATCCTTTAGTTTAATCATTTGACTATTTAAAAACCCAGTCACTCTTGCTTTTTTAGTCTTAGAGAGCGGTCTAAAGTTTCTTTCTTTCCACGAATCGTCTTCAATGAGGTCTTGAAACTCATCGTCACTCAAAGACTCTACTAATTCTTCTGCTTCCTCATAAGAATCGGCATAACCCTCAAAGTATAAAAACTGAAGTATTTGGTGATATTCGTAAGAAGACATTTGGTATAAAGAAACTCTACTTCTCTTTATTTATCAAATATCTTCACAGTTAGAATACTTATGGATTTTGGAACGTCTTTATATATCTAATGGTCTTCATATAAGAGATCTCACTATTCTTAACGACTAATAACTCAGATTTAACTTCACGCCAGGTATAATTTCTATCTTTGTTTAAGTGAAAATTAAAACCATTAAATCCCCAATCAAAAACACCAAGACACGCTATTAGTGGATGTTGATCGTAAAGAAGTCCTGGTGTCTTCGCAAAATATCTAAAGGTGAAGTATTTTCCGGGAATTGGCGGAGAGTTTGTGTCCTTAAAAACATCCAGAATCACATTCATTATGCTTTCTGGTCTTTTTGATGTTTTTTCGAGTCTTTGTTTAAGAATATCAATTCTTGTTAGATTTGCTGTTGCTTTTTGATAATCTCTGTCGTCCTTAAGAAGTTTTATTAATTCATCTTTCGTTAGACTTTCATAGTTACTAGTAGATCCCTGTCCTGATTTGGTTGTGTAATAAACTGTATATCTTTTCGCAAGAGATACTAATTCATTTTTACTTAAAGCATCAAGAAGGGATGGTGGTATCATTTCTTCTTTAGATATTTTTTAACTGCCTTTCCGCCAATTCCACCCTGATCGTCCAGCAATTTGATTATTTTCTTTGGTTTTCCAATTGGTTTTGTTGGTCCAGTAGGAGGCGCCAAAGTATATTCCTTGTTTCCGTCCTCATCTTCTCTATATGTTCCGGGAACTGCATTTGGAGGAAGTGTTGGTTTCTTCTTACCTTCAATAAGAGTAAGGAATTGATTAAAACTAATCATTTTTTTAAGATATTTATGAGTTTATTTGATATGATCCTTAAGACTATAAAAGTATTCCAGCCTAGCGATGTCTTCCTGTAGTCTAACTCCCTTGGTATAACGGACAAAGTGCCTCTCAAGAGTGAGTTCCTCTTCTGAAAAGGGAATATCATTCTCTCTCTTGAACCTGATGTTCTGTGCGAATTGTGTAATGTGATTTACAGGTAAATTAAGAAACTCCTCGTAAGACATTTGAGACAATAGGTGTTGTTCTTCCCTACTATTTAATCATAATCAAGTTTTGTATAAAGAAACTCCTGATCGCTAGTACTCCAATGAATTTCTTTAATTGTGGGGCAGTTGGTTCTTATATAAAGATAACATATAGGGCAACAAAAACTATTTCTTAATTCTTTACCACTATGACCTCCCACTCTACAAATGACTAGTTTGTGCCCGGATTTTCTTGCCCTAATAATACAATTTAATTCGGCATGAAGAAATGTCTTGAGTGCCAGCTTGGGATCCTTATACTTTTTAGATGCCATCACAGCGGCATAAAATTGTCTTGTATGTGTAATCTCATAAGAATTAGTACCGGTAGAAATAATCCGGTTTCTCTTATTCAAAAGAATTGCGGACATTCTTTGACGAGCATTAGATGCCATCGCAACAGATATGGCATGATCCGTGATTTCTTTCTTGAGAGGCGAAATCATTTTCTTCTCATCATATAAGTGTAATAGGGGTCTCTACCAGAAAGATTATAAGGATCAAAGTTTGGTTGTGTCATTTTATATTCATCTTCCATTTGATAATAACCCGTGTTTAACTCTTCCCAGAAGGCAAGATAGTCTATGCGGTCATTATAATTAACAAAGCGAAAGTCAATACAATTTCTCCAAGACCAATAGGCATTCTCAACCCATTCTGTGAATATCATCCAATTCTTTTTCATCAAAGATACTCTCCACATAACCATCAAAATCAAGAGCAAAATCAGGGTCAATACGAGGACTACCATCCTGTTCTATAAAGGTATAATTATACACATAGTCCTGAAGAGCGAGGAAAATCTTGGCAGTCCGTTGTTTGTCGTGCGAAGTAACACTAAAATGAGGATGTGCTACAATATTTTCAATCGTAGTGAAAAGATCTTCCATCTTCATAGTGTATGACTTTTGATTTGGGTCAAGTTTAAGCATCAGGTTTGTCTTGTGTATAAGAGTATTATACCAGATTTTTGAGAATTATGGTGTGTTCCTTGTGACAGTTGTGAAAGTGGTTAGAGACCGTAACGGGATTTTGTTGCGAGGTAGTTCTGTTGGATTTCTGCTGCGGTGAGTGCTCTGTTGTATGCCTGAATAATAGAACAATTTCCTTTCCAAGAACCAGATGCTGTTTCTCTATTCAACCAAGTTGGTGCTTCTATCGGTACGGAATATACACTTCCGGTTCCAACAAGTACTCCATTTACATAGTATGATGGTGAAGAAGAACCAGAAGGTTTGGAAAGAACAACATACACCCACTGGTTTCTATACACTGGTGTAGTTGTAAAATCATTAGCATCAAATTCTATTCTACCGCTGGTATTCCACCATATCATAGGTCTTTGAGTTCTAGTATCAATAAAGTTTTTATAAGTTGATGTTGTTTCTGTGGAATATACCCAACCGGCATAGGTTACTGCCTGTCCTGCCGGTGTGGCAAATGTAGTACTTACATACTGATTAGTTCCGTCAAAAACCAAAGAACCACCATTAGCACTACTGAAAGTTGGTGTGTTAAAAAGAGTTCCAGTATTCCCATTACCACTCAAATCAGTCCAGGTGGTTCCACTACCGGGATAAGACTTTCTGTTCCCTGCGTCCAGACAAAGAACTAATCCATTAGTAACTATTTTACTATTGTAAGCAACTCCCATATTCTTTCAGTTTCTCTTTGTTTTTGTTATTTATTAGATATAGCGCGATTTAAGAGCATTATAGTTCTGTCTGACTTCTGCTGCGGTGAGTGCTCTGTTGTATATGGAGACTTGGGAGATGTTTCCGTTCCAATACTCCCCGCCATTAGTTTGTCTTCCAATTTGAGCACTACTTGCAACAGTATTCCAACCTTTTACTGTAGGTCCGGAAACTAATACTCCATTAATATACATAGAAGCATTTGTACCATCATAAACTCCTGCCATATTAAACCAAGTATTTAATGGAACACCAGATGCGGTTATATCATTAGCATATCCACCAAATAAATATGTTGAATTATTAATTCCCAAAAATCTTGCTACATTTGTGGATGCTGATCCATAAGAAACTATAAAATCAAAACTTCCTGATATTGTATTAGTTCTCGCCCACGCCGACAAAGTTCCCGCAGAACTTCCAAACGGAAATCCAGTTGATCCCATTGGTACATAATCATCAGTACCATCAAAGGTCAAAGAACCAAAATTAGTTCCAGAATATCCAACTCCACCCTCAAGAGTTCCATTATTCCCATTACCACTTCTATCAAACCAATTGAGACCGGTGCGAGGATATGACCATGGACTTGCTGCGTCCAAATGAAGAACTAATCCATTTCTTACTATCTGTGCTCCGTGAACTAATGCCATTTATTTTATAAGTTCTCTGTGTTCTTATTTATTCGGGTGTTTCATCACTCCACCAATACAATAGTTTATCACCTTTCGCAGAAATATTTAAGTGGAAGATGCGATTATCTTTAGTATAACAACCAATCCAGAGTGATTTTTCATTCATCTGCTCCAAATGAAACATCTTCACATCCTCCAACACAATCTCATCAGGATTTCGTGTTTCCTCAAGTGGAAAGTCGTTTCTATTCATAATGACTTGTAATTTTCATTATTATACTATCAAGACCCAGTTTCGTCAAGAGGTTTTTTTATTCTTCCTTTTTCCATCCTATTCTTCCCCTTTCCCATCCATCGCCAGGATGTTCTCTACTTCTTTTTTCTATTTGTCCGTCATTCCACCATTTTAATCCTTTTCTTACCTCGCTCATTTTTTTTCGTGATTCTTCAGTGTGGTTAAAACCTAAACTATATTTGTTTCCTTTCATTATTTCACTTTGTTTTTTTCTGGTTTCTTCCGTGTGTGATTTACCATAAAATGGATTATTTTCTCCTTTCCTTGCTTCACTTATTTTTCTTCTGGTTTCTTCTGGGCGAGATTTACCATAACAATGATGGTTTTCTCCTTTATTGGCTTCACTTATTTTTTCTCTGTTTTGTTTTGTGTGTGATTTACCATAAAATGGATTATCTTCTCCATTATATTTACCTTTCCTTGCTTCACTCATTTTTCTTCTGGTTTCTTCACTTGGAACCCACCCAGAAGGACCATCACCACCATCACTTCTATTATGAAGAATACCAGTACCTAAATCTTTTCTACCAAATACAGCAACCATATATTCTTCGTGCTTGAATGCTTCTTCTTCGGTAAGATTTTGTTTGAGGAAGATTGCTCTTGATTTATCTTTTGGTTTGTTACAAGGTTTTCCACTATTATCATTAATTCTATTTCCACTCCCTTTTCCAATATAATAAGGAGTTCTATCTTCCCGCAAATATGCGTAAGTATAAAATCTGTTAGGATTTACCATTTCTATTCTACTTGGACGGCATTACTATTTATAAGAGTTTATAATAGAAAAGGTGCCCCAAGAGCACCTAATCTTATCTGTAGAGATTGCCGTCCAAACAGACACTCTTATTTATTATACTTCACCACCGAACAAAGAAAAAAGAAAGTACCATACTACGCCCAAAAGACCCAAAAGAGATGGAATAAACACCATCCAACCAAAGATGATTGGATGTGTCGCAAGAAGATAAACGACGAGTATAATCAATAATACTGCGAAAGGTAATGTGAGTGTTGCTTTAATTTGAGGAGAAATCATTTTAGTTTCTTTATGTTGTTGATTATCTATTTTCATTTATTCACCACTTTCCTAACCTCAATTTGCGTTCAGGTGAAAGATAAGGATTGTATGGGTCATCATACGGAAAAATGTATTCACAACACCAACCCCACGATAATGCCTCCCAGAAGTCATCATCACCATAACAATCCATAATATAACTGATATTACGGAAACCTTCCACAAACCATTCCAACTTACTCATACCATAATAGGTGTCTCGGTCAGTCATTTAAGTTCCTCAAGTAGAGAGACGGCAGTAAGCAAATCTTTACCGTGTTGTAGGTATTCTGTGTCTATCATTTCGTTATTCTGCGCCCAATACAGAAACTGTTGAATGAGATACTCTGCTGTTTCTTTTTGTTGTTCGGTCATTTTAGTGCCTCAATTTTATCAGCAAGTTCATAAAGTTTGTAAGCATCTAAAATCATATCTTCACCTTCACTTGTATTGTAGTATTGGAGTTCATTTGCTATTTCTCTAATTGCGGTTGATAAACCTTGTCTTACATCCTCACTATCTTTTATACCATTATCAATCAATTCACCCTTGAATGCCTCCCAGATTTTTTGTGCTGTGTTAGTAGTCATTCTTCTTTCCTCATAGGATACTCAAATTCTACACCAATCCGTTCCAAAAGTGTGCGGGCAAAGGTAATCTCACCATAATCAACACCATCGTCAAAAATCATTTCTGGTGGGTGGTCTGGAAAATCTGCGTGATAATACTCATCACTATCATAGCAGGTTTTTGCCTCTGCGTATTCTTTGAGAACCTTGAGGAGAAGTGTAAGTTTTTCTGTATCAGTCATCAGTTTGGTTGCTTATGAGTGTATTATAGGGCATCTGGAGGGTCTTGTGGGCGCCCTTGTGCGAGTTTGAGAAGTGTCCTCAAGTCCAAGTTCTTACACTTGCCTTTGGATGTTCTTTACAAGCATCCAACACCTCTTCCACAAAAGGAACAAAGTGTTTGTAAGTTCCCCAACCGTTAGAAGCATCAAACTGCTTATAATGCTCTGGATGAGATTTGAGTTTTAGAAGTCCTGCCTCAAGATGTGGAATAAGTTTATCAGCAGTTGGATTTTCATAAAGGTCATCAGGATGCCACAGACACTTATAGATGCCTGCTTCTTCTGCCATCGTATTCAGGTTGTGAGTGATGTTTCCAGAATACAACTCAACCTTATGAGGTTCTTTTCCGCCCGTATCCAGTTCCATTTCAAGGTAGAAATCAAGAGACATAATGTGTTTGTATGTATGAGTGTATTATAGGGCATCTGTAGGGTCTTGTGGGCGCTCTTGTGCCAGTTCAGGGAGTGACCCAATCATAATCGGGAGCAATCATTACACGCTCAAATCCATCATACTCATCAATACGATAAGAACCATACACCTCTTCAATTTGAAGATTAGCACAGTCATCACTTGCTTTGTCTCCAAGTTCTTCTACAACTTGAACCAGAATAGGGTCGTGACGAGGGCAATCAACATAACCCCAACATTCATATTTTCTAGCAGTATCATCATACTTACTTTTGGCATTTGGATTATACTTTGGGTTTAGTTTCAAATCATAACCAAGTTCCACCATCCTATCCATCGCCTCATTAGAAAGACCGAACCCACCGTAGCAGGCATTATAAACAACTTTAGTCATCAGGTTTCTGTGTGTATGAGACTATTATAGGGCATCCAAGTCGGTTTTGCTGTGCTCTGCGGACACTTTCTTAACTGTCACATCTCCCTGTTCCTGTATTTTTTTAGCAAGATGTAGAATATCCTCAACCGGAATATTTTCTTTGTAGTTATACTTACGAGCAAATGCCTTGACCATACACTCTAAAGTAATTCCTTGAAGATGCTCCATACTGATAGGCATTCCGTGAGGTAATGACATCATTTCCAGATTGTAAAAATCGTTGTATCTTTGTAAAATATTCATTATGAAAAGTTGAAATGTAATTTACTATAATAATTTAGGTAGCACGATTTGTCCTTAAGTTCTACAAGTGATGATGGTAAAAGATGACCGTATTTCTCAAAGAAATCTTCTCTGGATACAAATCTCACTCCCATTAACATCCAAATACCAAAATACGAATGAAACTCACGAACGGCACGATACTCTTGAGAATTGACCGGTTTATAATTTTGTGGATGAGGAGCATTCTTATCATAATCATCCCCATAAGGAATACTTTGAGAACATAGAACACAAAGAGTTCTGCCGTTCCCAGTCCCAAAGAAATCACCCACAAGAAATCTCATATACTCCTCTTCGGGTATTTCACCATAAGTTTCATTATACTCCTTCATACAATAATCAGCAATCAACTGATATGCTTGTTTGGTTTTTTGCGGAAGGATTTTGTTGAACTTATTTTCTTCTTTGTTATTCAGGTATGCGAATGCTTCTTGATATGTTTTGAGTGCTTCTCTTTGTTCGGCAATTTCAAAAAGTTCATCTGGATAGTTTTCCATTATAGTGCCTCCAAGATAAATCAATTATACACCAAAAACCACTCCTTGTAAAGTACCCTTATGATAATCTAACTCTTTTGGAAGTGTCTATTCCTCTTTTCTTTTGATATTTCGTAAGTGGTCCGGCAGTTGTAACATATTCAGTTTCAAGGCACATCCACTTCTGTGAGTTTGTATTTTTTGCTCCTTTTTTACCATCTTCACTCATTTTTTCTTTTGTTCTTTCGTGTACTCCTACACCAAGTTCATAAGTTTTTTTACCATTTAATTTACCACTTATTTTACCACCCTTTCTACCGTTTTCACTTTTTTGTTCTGGGGTTAATCCAAAAATCCCTGTTTTATTTTCTTTATGTTTTTTACCAGTAATTTTCCCACCTATTTTACCACCTATTTTTCCTCCTTTTTTACCACTTATTTTACCATTTTCACTTCTTTGTTCTGGAGTTAATCCAAAAATCCCTGTTTTATTTTCTTTATGTTTTTTACCAGTAATTTTCCCACCTATTTTACCATCTTCCGTCATTTGTTCTTTTGTTCTTCCGTGTATTCCTACACCAAGTTCATAAGATTTTTTACCACTTATTTTACCATTTTCACTTCTTTGTTCTGGGGATATTCCACAAACTCCTACACCAAGTTCTTTTGTTCTTTTACCACCTATTTTAGCAGCATTACTGCAAATTTGTAAAGAGATTACTCCACCACAACTTTCATTAAGACACCATTTATCAGTATTATAAAATGGTTTTATCAATCTCTTTTCAACTTCTTGTGCTTCTATCCAACCTTCGTCGGTGAAATCAAAAAGTTCTAATATCTGTTTCTTTGGAGTATAAAAATTCCAACACCACTTATGTGTTTTTGGAGAACCCATATAATACTCATTATACCTTTTTTCCTTATGAACTCCATAATAATAGTAAGGAACTTCCTCAAAGGTAATCTTGTATATGTAAATTCTTGGACTTTGTGAAGTCATAGTTCTACTTTGTGTTTGGTCTGTATTATTTATACGAGAAAAGGTGCCCGAAAGCACCCAATCTCTGCTTCTGCGACCAAACACAAGCATCATTATTTATAATGCCTCCAATTCATCAGCAAGTGCTAAAATGTCCTTAATATTTACAACACCAATTCCGTGGTCTCCATCTATATGGTAGTTATCATACCCAAGTTCTTCTACTAATGTTCTCAAAACTGCTCCATATTCATAAAAAACTTTTGCTTGAATAGGGTCTCTACCCTCACGAATAAGTTTTCCCAAAGTAGGAGAACCTTCTGCGATATTTCGTGCTGCTGATACACATTTTTGTGCGATATTATTCATTTTCAGTTTGCGGAGTTTCTGTGTTGCGTATGCTGTGAGTTCTCTTTTTGATTTTCTCAATTCTTCTACTTCCTCTGGATTAAGTAGAAACCCATCTGCGATATTTCCGTATTCTTCGGTCATTTCCAACCACCATTAATTGTAGCATAAAACTCATCAAAACAATTTAACCCGTGACATCTCTCCCTCAATCTTTCCAAACTATGGGTCATCAAAAATCCCCAAATAGAAAATGCCTCCTTAACTCTCCAATATCCACCACGAAGTTTGAGATAAAGAATATAAAGTTCTTCATTCATCTCTAATCTCCTTTAACCATTGGGCGAATTCAATCCATTTTGTATCGTTGAATGCTTCTTGGAGAACTTCAGCATTAGGTTCGTGGTTTATTCTATGAATTAATATTTTCATCTCATTACGAATAAGAACCCGCTGCCTATTAACCATTTCGCATATTTGTAAGTCAGTCATATAAGAACCTCATAAGACTTTCCATTAAACTTCCAGTCAATCTGGATTTTTTGTTTATCTATACTATAAAATACCCGTAGTTTTTTACAGGCACCACCATCCTCAAAGGGATGTTCAAAGAGGGAGTGTCTCATCGTATCTAAAATATCAGTTGTGATGGGTTCAAACATATAACGATTAAACTCAAGAGTGCTTTTAATTGCCGAAAGCATATAATCATAATACTCTTCTTCGGGTTTTGACTTCCAGTATTTCTTTGAGAGTTTTACTTTCTCATCACTTACTGGAGCGTAAGGAGAATACTCAAATGCTTCCGTATCTATTTCATAATATGTGGTGTCTGTGATGTCTTTCATTCGTTACTCATCTTCTCCAGTTCCTCGGCAAGATGAATTATAGCATCTTTTACCCATAATTGTCCTTTAATGAAATGATGCTTTTCAATAGAAAATTCCCTATAAGGGTTCGGTTCTATGTTGAGACTTTCTACTGCCTCACGAAGAGCATTCGCAATAGCATTATTATTGAGGTCTTGAACCACAAAATCTACTCTCTTATTTGCGAAGGTAGAATAAAATTTATCCACAATTAGTTCCGCTCTACTTCTTGTACTCATAATTTTTCACCACAATAATCCATACCATTCCAGATTTCGTGTTTGATAATTTCTTCAAAACATTCCCCCAACGAGGATGATATACCATTATACTCATTAATTCCATCTGGTCCAGTATATAATTCCCAAGTGTAGTTGCCGTCTCCGGGATGATATAAGATTTCAACTTTCATTCAGTTTCTCCTGAAGTTGTTCTGGTGTAAATGTAGTTTCATCAATCATAAGACCCAATATTTCTTTAGAAGGATTTTTTACATCGTAATCACAGTAATACATTTTACTACCTTGATAATAAGTTCTTCCATTCTTATCTTCAAGATAGTTGATGTCTCCAACATAAAGAGATTTGTTCTTTTTAGCAGAAAAATATCTATCCAAAAAATCTGGATATTTATTCACAAAATCTGGTGATTTAATATCATCCAAGAAACATCGTTCTTCTTTATGAGGTTCTTCTTTGGAAACTAACCGAAACCCAAATCGGGCAAGTAATTTGTTGAGTAAGTTAATCATTTTCCATTACCATCCCACACATAAGACTTTAACAACTCGTTGTCTTTTTCCAGTTGTTCCACTCTTTCTACCAAATCTTGAAGAATAAGAATTAAAGCAGGATAGTCCAGATTTGTAATATCATTTCCCCTTTCCATATCGGTATAGGTGAAATATTGAAGTTCTTTCGTAAGGTTTCTGGAAGTCATAATGTGTTTGTGTATGAAAGTATTATAAGGCATCTGGTGCCCCTGTGGAGTGGTGTCTGTGCCAGTTTAGGAAGTGTCCTACCTCGCATCCTTTTCAAGTGTCTCAATACAATCCATCCATCCAGCATTATAATCGGCATCATACTTGCTTTCTTCTCTATGATGAGTTTTTAACCAGCATTTTACGACATCTACAATCTCATTCGCAATCACACCACCAGATTGGACGGCATTATGAGTATAATACCATTCTGTAAGTTGTTCGTGAAGTTTCATTTTTTGTTCCTTAACTTTGATTTGATTTTAGTGAGTGCGTCATTATATCCATCTACAAGGTCAATTACAGAAGCACTTTGAGTTCCAGAACTATCTTGTTCTTTAGGCAACCAAAGTTGTATCTGGTCTATCAAGTCATCAATCGCAACTTCTCTATCCCAATCTTGATGAATACCATCATATACATCATCCCACCAACGAGTAATGAGTGCTTCAAGAGTTTTACCCAACTCAAACTTCAAAAAATCGGGCGGATTTTCCTCCCACTCCTTCAACATCCTATTTACAACATCATCATTCTCATACTTATTCTCTAACCTATCCAGAACCTCATTCATAGGTTTTGGAGTTTGTGGTTTCACCCAATCTAATGGATTTTCATTAGGATGCTCTTCACACCATTTTTTACTCTCACGAACAACATCCCATTTTTCGGGTTCCTTTGGTTTTTGAAACTCCTCAACAGCATCTACAATCTCATAACAACAATCGTAGGAATATCCAAGATTACGGATTACATCAAGAAGTTTTTCTGGTTTTGGATAAGCATTCTTGATTTTATCAAAGAGTGGTCGGGTCTCATCGTTGAGTTCCACATACTTATCAATCTGTTTCAACTCCTCAACTGTAAGATTAAGTGTAATGTCAGTCATTTTTCAAGTTCTCCTCCAAAACAGTAAGACAATATTCATATCCTTTCTTATATTCTCCACACATCACATTATCTGCGTATTGAGACATCCATTCTTTTACAATTTCACAAAACTCATCACAATCAGGTACAATCCATACTGTTTCATGAAATAATTGATGAAGAGTTTTGAGTTCTTCTAGTTCTTCTTCTGGTTCTTGTGATACTTTCTCTTCATAAGCAGCATTATAACCCTGCTCAAAATTCGTCCAAGTTGAACCATCCCAACAAGTATCGGCAATATCAGTCACAGGATACCTACCATAAACTCTTTTGAATGCTTCTTCTACTGGTGATTTTGTTTTTTCCAGTTCCTCCAAGAATGAGAGTTTCTTCTCAAGCATTTTGATTTCTGCTTTTACTTTTTGAATTTCAGTCATTTTACTTCCCCAATAATGGATTTGAGTTGTTTGAGATTATCATAAAGTTCTTTTTGAAAATCATAACATTCAGTCAAATGGTCTATGTTGTTGTCCTCAAAGTTAGTTTCCTCACGGATTTCCCAAGACAAACCATCCATATCTGCTGCGGTTTCTGTGAGAAAGTATTCAAGTGTTTCAAGTAAAGTCATTAGAATTCATCCACAACAAGCATTCCATTTACATAACCAATCCCAGTTTTTTGTCTGCGGATTTCTTCCTGTTGTCCTTCCTCAAAGATTTTACGGGCAAACTTCAAGAGGTCTTCTTCATCACATTCCCAGTAAATGTCGTTTGTTGTTTTACTTATGTGTCTATCAAACCCATAGGATTTAGCAAGTTCAATAATTTCAGGATTAGTCATTCTTCAATCTCCAAGAACACCAGACCTTACACTATCCACACCTTCTCCATAACCATCACTATAACCCTTATTATATGCCTTATAAGTAGATATAAGAGCAAACTTTACAGCAACCTCACGGAAGGCATTATTGAGAGCACCAATCATTTCAGTATTCATTCCAAACTGGGTTCCATCTCCCCAGAGTTCAATAAGTTCTTGTTCGGTCATTTGAAGTTCCTTTGGTTATGAGTGTATTATAGGGCATCTGGAGGGTTCTGTGGGTGCCTCTGTGCCAGTTCAAAAGGTGTCCTAGTCATTTTTCTGTCCTGCCTTGTATCCTTCTTTAAATGCTACCCAAGTCGCAGCATCATAATCATTCGTAGACATATCAATTATTGGATAATGTCCGTAAAAATCCCGATATGCTTTTTCAACATCAGTCCTCACAGTTTCCTGATATTCTAATAGTTTCAATCTCTGTTGGAGGTTCGCAATATCTTTCTTGGTTTGTTCTATTTGTGAGAGTTCGGGTTCTTGTGGTGGTTCTGGTCCCAACCATTCTTCAAGTGCTTCTAATGCTCCCTCTTCACCAGTTTTAGGTTTCACTTTATTCACAAATATTTTAAGGGTTTTCCCTTTATCTTGAAATTGCCAAGATACATCATTATCATCTTTCCAAGAAACATACTCCCTGCCCCCAGTATCTGTAATAACTTCAAGTCTTGTAATTCTAGTCATTTGAATAAGTTTTTATTTACTTCACGAATACAATCATTATAACCTAAATGATACTCTGGTAGTCCAACACCTTTTTTATATTCAGGAATATTCTCCCTAATCAAATCCCTTACCCTATCAGTCATATCATCACACCCGCAAGTATCACCAAGTTTAGTTTTTAGCAATCCCCATAGTTTATCATAAAAACTTTGAGGTTCTATGATGCGTTGATACTTCACACCCATAATGGTTGCCGTGTCTCCTTCTATGAGAACCTTTGAGATGTCTATTTCTGTTTGAGAGTTCATCACTTTTTCTGTTTCCCTCCGTAGTTTTTCTTCCACTTGATGAGTTTCCGCATTACCATTAAATGCTGAAACAAAAGCAGTTGCGTTTCCACCCTTTTCAACAATCATATACATTTTAGATGTTATTCCACACTCTGGATTATCACAGGTCATCGTGATTTCTCCTGCGAATATATCATAAGTGCTCCAAACCCATTTATGATAGTTTCCACATTCAGGGCACTTCCACTTTACAATTCGGTCGTTATTCATTTGTTTGGTTGCTTATGAGGTTATTATAAGGCATCTTGAGGAAGATTTCAAGTGCCCCTGTGCCAGTTCGTCAAGTGTCCTTATAAGGCATCACCTGCTTATATTTCAGGGCAAAGTGTCGGTAAGCACCCATAGCAATTTTAGGCATCCAATCACTATGATAACGTAATGGAAGAGTTAAGTTAGAACAGAACTCCCGTGCCTTATTTCGCAATAAAGAGTTTTCATCCTC